CGGGATAAAAATTTCCAATAATCTAGATTCTGTTTGATAAGCGGCAGCATACATTAATTTACTAGTAAGTATTTTTCTTTCTGGAAAAAAAAACAATATAGCTTCATCCGTTCCTTGAACTACAGTTTCTACTATACCAGTTTCATTTAAAAACTCTACATAAGCGTCGCCAACTAATCCGCCATTGACCGCAGTTACTGTAAACGTTCCTCTATTATTTATATCAAAAGCAGTACCGTATAAGTTTACGTAATCTCCAGTTCTAACCTTACCAACAGAAGGATTTGGTCCTCCACTCCACGTAGCCCTGACAACTCCTCCAGATTGTAAAGACAGATCCCATTGAGTAGCAGCTAAAGCCGTTGTAGGTCTTATTTGAGCAAATTTTAATTTATTTTGAGCTTTTCCTCCGAGAACTCTAACTGTAGATGCTGGTCCGTTAGTGCCAGATATTAGAGTTACATATCCGCCAGACCCGTCGTCTTTTTGTATAGCAGAACCCTTTCTACCTAATCTTCTTATTTCTTTAGTTATTGCATCAGCTACTTCTTGTGCAGTAGACGAATTTATATTAGAAAATTGATCTGTATTAAAAACAACTTCTAAAGATTCTTCGTCATCAAATTGAATTATTAAAGTATCGCCATCTTCCAGATTATAGGTTTCTAATTCATCGCTAGATGAAGTGGATTTAGTAAATTCATCACCATATATGATGTTAAGAATATTCATTATTAAATCTCTAACTTGTTTTCTGTTAGAAACTTCTATCCCTATTTCTCTAAAAATGTCATCAGATAGCCCTACATTTTCTGGTTTAGTTATACCTCTTCCGGCTAATAATTGTTCTAAATACTGTCCTTCTGCGCTAACAATATATATACTGTCATTAACAGCTTCAACGTTATTGATCAAATGTTCCATTCCCGGAGCAATTGATTCTAGAATAATATCCGTATTTTTACCCCTAATACTGGGATTCAAAAACCTTCTAGTACGTTTTTTTTCTTGGGTTTGATCTGTCATTTTTAAGTACCCACTTTTGCGACAATTACATCATTAACAGTATCTAATATCAAAGGTTTTTCAGAAGGATTAACAACTATAACGTCATTTGTCGGACTATAAGAAGGAGAAGTTATAGAAACAGCTTTTACTCCTGGTATGGAATTAACTACAGATATAATATCACTTATAGCTATAGATTCACCGATAGGCGATGAATTTACTAAAGCTGCTATATTATTTCTAACCTGTTCTGAAACTTTAGTAAAAGGAATCCCAGTATTAATTCTTATGTTTATGGAAATCGTTATTCTTCTAACCAATGGTGCTTTAATGAAAATCTCAGCTCCAGCAGCGGCGACTCCAGGATAAGTTATATTATCTCTTGGATTCCCGTAAACTATTCTATTAGATTGGGCTATCAATCCAGTATGATATCTGTATGAATCAGATCCTCTTCTAACTATTTCGGAAAAATTTAATTTTGATATAGAACCTATAGATACTTCTCCAACATCGTTAATTTTATTAAATTGCTCATTACTATCAAAAATTAATAAATATCTATTTATACTGGAAGGATCTGCTATTATATTCTGAATTTTTTTGTACCCTTCGTAAGGCAATTCTTCTTCCACATAAACTTGAGTAAAGTTATTAGCCAACGGGGTTGCTATTTGAGCGTCTATAGATCCTGTTACTATTATGCTGTATTTGCTTAATACTTCATCAACAACATAAGTTCCCTGACTTGAAACTCCAAGTACACTTCCAGAAACTACAAATTTATCTTCAGATCTGGTATTTTCGTATGGATTAAAAATCATGGAAGGTTGATGGGATTCTAAAACATCTCCTCCAACGCTTGCGACTGAAATATTACTTTCAACTACGGCTTTAGCGTTAGCACATTCAATATAATTATCTCCAGAAGAAGTAACCATAAAGATACCTTGATTATCTATGTCAAAAGCAATACCAACGGTTATATAGTCTCCCATCTTGGCATTGTCTAAGGTAGGTTCGGTTCCAGCCGTATTCCATTCTATTCTCATATCACCAGGAACGGTAATGTCAAACTGAGTAGTTCCGTCAAAACCTAAGCTTCTTAAATTACTAGTAATTACTACTCTTTCTTCAACAGAAACTGGATTATTAATATAAATACTATTTGCGTATCTTCTTATAACTCTAAATTTTCCTCTGTTTAAATTTGTGAAAGGAGCATCAACTTCTACTATATCGCCTTCAATTATTTCTGTAGATATAACAAAGTCTGGAGCTGCTACGGCAGCAGCTACTGCATCAGCGCCATCTCCATTATCTGTAACTATAGTTTTCTTATCATCTGAAATTCCTACAATACTGAATGTTCCATTATTAGAAGCGACTAACATATTTTGAATTGTTACAGAATCTCCGAACTCAACTTCAGAAAAATTTCTAGTTCCTGTAGTAACGATATAACTCGTTAATCCTGTATCTGGATCGAAATCTACAGAAATATTTCCACCGTCAGCGTTAATTTCTACTGTTTTAATGAATAGAGGATCTGAACCTGTCGCTCCGTCCCAAGAAATACACGTTAATATTCCATGATGTTCAACGTGAAATGCTCTCCCCAAATCTCTAAACGCAGACCTTGGTTGACCGAAATATAAATCTTGATTATCTCTGTTTCCTAGGGTCACTGTAGATTTTCCAGCAACTGGAGTGTTTGCGTCAACAGTTACATTTGTAGTAGTGCTTATACCTATACTTCTTTTCTGTGCATTTAAAGAAGTTAATTTTACCAACTGATTTCCGTGAAATCCGGCAGCAGCACTTCTACTTATAGTGGTTTTTAGTAAATCGGTTCCGACTATTTTACTTGATTGAGATAAAACTACCGCTTCAGCTAAATTACCCGTTCCACCGGAAACTAGTACCGATCCAGAAGATCCTAATATTTGACTTGATATTTGTAATTTATCGTTTCTTTCCGATGTAGAGACATCTGCTAAAGTAGTTAAACCGGAAACGGCTAATACGGATATAAATTCACTAACTTGAACGGCTGTGGTAGGAATTAATCTAATTTCTTCTCCATTATTAAAAGCATAAGCTCCAACTGTGTTTGTATCAAAACTAGGTAAATCTAAGGATTTCTTAAAAACAAACTGAGGAGTAGGAGAGGATGCTCCTAAATCAGAAGAAGATATCCAATTTATACCATCAACTAAAAAAATATATTCGGTTAGAGAAGCAAAACTATTATCTTCATAAGTACTAGTGTCTATTATTCCAGCTCCGGTTGTTCCATTATCGTCCACTAATTCTGCGCTTATAAAATCAGACAAGCTAGCTGTCACATAAGTAACGATGTCTTGAGCGGTTGTGTCACTATCTTGATATAAGAAAATAGTATTAGTGGTTAACGTTGCTATATTATTTTCTGCTATGGCGACTCCATTAGGTCTTCTAACCGTAAAAGAAGTAGCAGTAGCGGAAGATATTTTAAACGTTCCCGTGTTGGCTGAACTAAACTCTCCGTTAGAGTTTATAGTAACATAATGACCTGGAGAAAGAGTTGTCATAGCAGGATTAGTTCCCGTACTATTCCAAGTATAGGTTACTTCATCTACTCCGGCAACTGGTGTATTTGGCGTTACCGTAACGTCCCATTCAGTAGTGCCGTCTATTTGATTGGGAACTGCTGCTCCAGATTTTAAGAATATTGAAATTTTTGTACTATCATCTACAGATATTACATGAGTTATGATACTGCTTGCAGATGTTGGATAAAAATATCCAACTTTATAGTTATTCCCAGCACTTCCCCAAACTGCTGACTTATAAAGAATGGCGTCTTCATCAACTAACGTTAATGGATCTATTACATTTCTAGCTCTCATCATAGCCTTATAGTTTTTAAAACTATATGCACTTCCAAAATATTGAGAAAAACTAGCAGTAGCTCCAGATTCTGTATCGTAAGCTCTGAAATTGTTAGTATCAACCGACATGGTAGTATTGGCTATCGCTCTTCTGTAAAGAGGAACAGGAAAGGTTTTATTAGAAGGATCTTCGTCCAAAACTATAACTAGAGAATCATTATAGCTAAAATCAAAAGGGCTGGCTAAATAATATCTATCGCTTGCTCTCAATCTTCTAACTGTTCCAGATTCATCTATACTTACCGTAACACCGGACAAAGAATCAATTTGAACACATTCTTTTTCTGGCTGTGCATCTTTTATATTAGATCCAGAAGTTAAATATGGACTTAAAAAACAAGTTAAAACGTTTGGTTCGATATCAGCCGTATCTAAATTAACACTGGAATCAAAACTAGCAATAAAACTAGATAAAGGATCTGCAAATTGATTATCAGATATGGATGAGTGTAAAAATAATGGAAAATCATTATATTTGTTTTGACTTTCATAAAAAGCTATTTGAGAATCTGTTGATTCGCCAAACTGTCCTTCTGTAAAACTCAAAGATTTGGCTGAATCGTTCAGAGTAACTACTAATACGAACCCGTCTAAATCATTAGATTTTGTAGTTACTAATATTATCTCATCGTCTTTTGTGGACGAAGTAACTCCATAAATATCCGTCTCTATTTGATCTGAAATGGTATTTATGTTGTAAGCTCCAGCTATAATTCTTAATTTTTGTGGAGTACGATCTGTTCTTATAAACTTCATACCTTCTATGAATAGAATTAAACTCTCTGCAACTGCCGATGCGTATTCTGAAGGAGTGACTTTTAAATCAAAAGAACTAGCCGTAACTGCGTTAATCCTACCTTCTAATCTATTACCCGAACTTAATTCTTCAGACCATACAATTACGTAATCGCCAACTTCTACGTTTGTTAAAGCAGAAGTATCGCTAGAGGTGTATCTAACTATATTTGCCGAAGGTTTCGTCACAGTAATAAAAGTATTAGCAACTATCCCCGTATTGATTATTTCTGCATCTTTATTGTCAATTAATAACCACATTAAAGCATCTGTGGAAAGAGTTACACTTCCTCCTAAAATTCTACCACTTTCTACGAACCCTTTAGTAAATTCATTACCTGCGCTTAAAACATCTCCCGGTTCTAACGGATTCAATAATTTTATTTGAGCTGTGTTTCTCGATAAATTGTAATCTGCACCAGCTCCCGTAGATGATAATCCTATATCAGACCCAAACATACCCTTAGTTACTAAAGTAGAGGTATTGTCTACTTCTATCATAGCTCTAGAGTTAGTTCCTAGGTTTGAAGTTAGAACAAGCCTATTACCATTAATAGTAGCAGTAACGCCTACTATTTTTGTATTTATTACACTAATCCAAGAAGCTAAGCTATTATTTTTAGAAACAGTAGTATATGTTCCTTCGGCTATAAAATCTGCGTCAAGAAATGTGTACGTTATTTGAGATGTTCCGTCTACGGCTATTTTTAAAGTATCGCCCGTAGCTATAGTGTTAGACCAATCCGCCCGATCTTCTGATTCAACCCTAGAAAATCTGCCGTTTTTACTTAAAATTTGTTTATTTTTATATAGCAAAAGAGTTTGAACTTCATTCGATGTTAATCCTAACGCTGTGGCAGCATCATTACCAGAAGTCGGTGTTGTTATTTGCAAATATTCATTATCTTCAGCTTTTGCTTCTACAACTACTTTAGTTCCGCTTCCAATCGTTCTTGCTGAGAAATCCAAGTCAGAGTTTGAGTTTATAGATGAAACTACTTCGTAAGCGGTAGCAAATCCATTAGATCTAAAATCTCCGTCATTAAAAGTATGTTCACTTAAGATTCCACCCACTAGTATTGCTAGCTTATCATTGGGAGAAATATCAAAAGGAGAAGATAGGGAGGAATCTAGAAAAGCTTTGGCTATAGATGTTTGAGTTCCAGCCGTAGCTAATTGAAAATGAGTTTCTCCGCCTAATGCGGAATCAACTATAGGTTCAAGTCCGATTCCATTTGTCTTTTCCTCGTAACCAGTGCCATCGTCTACATACAAAATAGTTTCAGTATCGTCAGAAAATATTTCATTAGATGTTACTATTGAGTTTTCATCGTTAGCTCTAGCTCCTAATGTAGCATTTTTAATAGCCAAAACAGTTCCTAATCCTTTAGAAATTCTAGATCTTTTAATTTTATTTCTAATATCGTCATCTGTATCTGCATCTTTACCGGAAACAAAAGGACTATCGTTTGTAACAGTTGATCCAGAAAAAGGATTTGAAACAAATTCTTTTATAGCTCCCTTAGAAACATTTCCGTCACTTCCAGGTTGTTGAGCGGCTACAGGAACGTTTGTTATTTGATTTTCACCGTCTAATATGGTGGCGGATTGAGTTACTGTAAAATTTATATCAGCCTCGTTACCAGAAGCCGGAGATCTAACGACAGATCCAACAGATATAGTTCTAACTCCACCTTGAGCTAGAATTACGGATTCGGAAAGATTATGAAATTTAGCTGTAGGAGAAGTTAATGTAATTTCCCAAAAACCACCAGTTTGAACAATTCCAGAAAACGGCAAGGGTCCTTCTACGTTAGGAGTTCCTCTACCTATGTATAAATTACCAGAACTAGAAAAATCTGAAGCGTCTGAAACTTTTATAACCGTTGACCCAACGTTGGGTGGATTTGCTCCTGCATATATTTTTGTAGATATTTTATCAAAAGAAGAATCTCTAACAGTTACCTTGCCAGTAGTAACTCTGGCTTCTTCTGTTTTTACGTTTTCTTCCTTAGCTATTTTTTTCAGCACTTCTCCAGTAGCTCTATCAATATTAAAGTCTCTTAATATGGAAAAATTACTTGCGTTAGCTAAATATATTTGTTGAGAAATCGCTTCAAAAAATGAGAGAACAGCAGAACCCGTATTAAGGTCGTTTACTTTAACTTTAGATATGTAAGTAGAGATGAGATCGCCTAAAATATTCTCATAACTTTTAACTATTGGACTTGCCATAATCTTCCTCTTTTAAACTTCAAACGTTATAGGAACTATCCCAGACCCATTAGATATCTTTACAGCCATATCTATGAGCATAATAGGTCCATTCATTTTTATTGTTAATCTATCAATTCCAGAAAACCTAGAATCATCTTGTATTATCTTATTCATTTCTAAAAATAGCGTTCCGTTATTTATATCGGCAGCAGAAATCCCAGGACTAATCCCTAATCCAAAATCTAAATGCCTTAACAACGTACCTTTTTTGGTTTTAATTTTTAATTTCAATGCTTGTACTAAATTAGTTAATCCGTTTGCTAATCTAAAATCACCAACTGAATTAATAGCAATATCTCCGTCATCGGTCAATAGAAAATCTATCCCAGAAATTCTAGTCAAGGCGTCTTCATCAAGATGACTAGGTGTTCTTATCCTGTCGTCGGCTTGAGATGGGACGTTAATAGGTATATATATTTGATTCTGGCTATTAACCGTTCCCGGTAAATAAGCGTGTATTTTTGCATTATCAACTATAGTTAAATTATCTAAATTAGCTAAACCATCAACGTTTATAAGAAAATTGTCATCATCAATTTTCTCTATAGAAATTATCTTTCTAGTAAAAGCAGGAACTGTATCGCTTGATATGATTATTTTTTGACCAACATAAAGCTTTCCTTGATTATCGTCAACATTTAACTGCCTACCCTCTGCATTAGAAATCATATCATAAAAAAAACCAATTTCATCTATATACGGAGGTTTAAGATTATTTATTGTCACTATTTCTACCCATTTATTAGAATCACTCAAATATCTAGCCGCTAATTCTTCTATGGTTAATCCAAAAGGAACAGGAACCATAAATTTTGAAGTAGCGATATCAAAAGATATACCTGATTGATCAGCTAATCCGCCAACGTAATCTAAACTATTAACTGATTTAAAATCATCAAATGTCTTTTTAACAGTCAAAAGATCGTAAGCCTGTATCGTCTCATAAAGAGAAATTAATATATCATTTTCTTCCAAGGTTATAGGTGTAACTCTAGTTTTAGGAACAGGTCTACCATAGGTTTGAGAATATTGTTCACTTCCGGCACCAAAATTATTACTTATATCTAAAGCCAAACTCAATAATTCACTTCTAAATTGAACAAAATCATCTGTTGTAAGTAGAGATATACTTTCTTGCTCATCGTCTATTGCATTTAATTGTTCTGGTGTTAAAGCTAGGCTATCAACGGGAACGGTATCTAAAAGATCAAAATTTTCTTCTGGATTCTCAAATATTGAATTATTAGCACTTAATTGTTGTAATTGTATAGCTCCTAAGCCTAATGCTCCGGCTGCTACTGCGTTTGAGCTTAACCCCTCACTAAATAGATCTTTTTTAAAAGAACTGTTAGTTATAGACAGAGCATCTTCTATAGAACTTTTAGCATCACTTATGACTTGACTAGGTAGATCCGCTACTGTTCTAATAAATCCAGCAGTATCTTTAACGGCTAACGCAGTTTGTCTTAGTACATTAAAAGTTCTAGCAAAATCACTTCTAATGGCTTTTACGGTATTAGTAGCACTAGCCAGTAAACTTCTAGTTCCACTTATAGTATTTAATACTCTTTGAAATGTATTCGCATCTAAAGTAGGAATAGTTCCTTGTATAGGTTTCGGAGAATCTAATTCTATTCTTTTCCAGGCTTTAAGTTGCATAGACCACATATATTCTTGAGGTCTATTGGCATTTCTATCTCCTACAAATGATACAGGAGTTACTATATAAGCGTCGTTATTTTTAGGCATATGGAAAACGAGTCTCCAATGCCTATTTTCTGGTTTTTTCTTTTCTTGTGCATATCTTTCTAAAAATTGACCCAAATAAAGGGCTTGAAAATAACCAGTAGAAAATTTTCCACCACTGCTTTTTTCTGGTTTAACCGCCGGAGACGTTGAAGCAGGATATCCACCTTTTGAAAAAAGCTGAGTTCCTATCTTTTTTAAATTTTTTAAATTATCTATCGTACCGGAAAATATTGATTCTAGCGAAGTGGACTGAATTGGCGTCACCGCCCTAGTATCTCTTCTTGCCCATATGCCACAAGTACCCGAAGCTATTATATTCTTAAATCTAACTCCACCGTGTTCTTCTATTACGCCTCTAGCTGTGGCGGATGTATTTATCGCAAAAGAATCCGTAATCCTTAATTGTTGAGGAGTTATGGGAAGATTCAATTCCCAACTATTTTCTGAAAAATTTTGCGTTAAGACATATTCAAATCCGGCTTCTTTAGCGCCCAGTAAAGTATGTACCGATTCTCTACCCTGACCGCTTCTAACTATGGTTTCTTTAGTTCTTGCATTGATGACCAATAATCTATATGGATAGAACTTATCCCATCTTTCCCAATCCACTTTTAATGGAGCAAAAAAAGCCTCTCCTCTTGGATCTATGGACCAAGGGAATACATCGAAATTTTGAGGATTTTCTTTATTATCGTCTAATGGAGGGCGACCATCTGGTATAATATCGTTAGAAGACATAACTACTTAATTTCCTTGGATTTTTACTAAAAGAATGGATTATGTGGTACTATTAATAAAGATTGCAATTTATAACAATCTTTAAATAAGAATATTAAATGTCTAAATACTTGAAATTATTAAATAAATCTACAAATTTTACCAAAGACGGTTCATGAATTCTACCTTAATTTTCATATGTTCGATCCAAATAATAGTTTTAGGCGTATTAATAACCCTATCTATTAAAAAATACAAAGCATGGAAACACATAAAACGTAGGAAAAATATTAGACTAATAAGAGGGGGGATTAAGGATAAAGTTATAAACTTTCATGAATAAAGGATAAAAATGACTAGAAAATACTGCGATAGAGAATTTGATCTGTTACAGAAAACCAAAGAAGAGAATAAGAGACTTAAAAGAGAATTAGCCGCATTAAGAAAGCAAATAAGTAGACTAGATATAGATAGATACGAAAACCTAAAAGAATTAGTTCAAAAACAATACGAAGAAGATATAAAAATTGAAAAAACCGACGGTTTGGATAAAAACAAATGGTTATGCTGGGATTGTAAGAAAGACGTATTAAAACTCACGATCTTACATAGAAGAGATGGAGAGTTTTATTATAGATTTTGTCAAAATTGCAAAAAAAGAACTAAGTTACAAAAATATGATAAAAAAAATACTAAGGAATAGTCTATTAATATTGATAATATCTTCCTGTACATCAACTAAAAAATTTGATAATTCACTACCGAAAATAGAAAAAGATTTTGAACCCTACGTAGAAGAATTTATATATCTTTCTGAAGGGAAGGTTAAGCCAGAAGATTTTGGATCAGTTTCTATTAAATTCGGCAATTTTGATGAAAATAGTCAAATAATAGGACGATGTAACACTAATGGCATCTATAAAAGAATAACAATTGATCGAAAATATTGGGAGCAAAATAATGTCTATATGATTCGTGCTGAATTAATACAACATGAACTGGCACATTGTATCTTAAATAGAGAACACACTTCGCCTAACAGAGAAATTACGGGATTTATATCTTTCTTTGAAAATTTAATGTTTAAATTAGGATTGAGAAAAAATAAAGGATACTTAGACGATCTTTGTCCGTCATCTTTAATGCATCCGTCAGCTCCTTCTCTCTACTGTCTAGAAAAACATTGGAGGTATTATGAAACCGAGTTATTTAATGAAGATTACCTTAAGCCGTCGCCTTTTACATTAATTCCAAATAAAGCAGATTCTTGTTATAAGACCTTATAGATTCTACTAAAATTTTCTTTTGTATATTTTTGCGGTATATTGTTTGTCAACGTCACTGTATTTCCAGAAATAGCAGTAATGACGGTTAGTATTTCACTCTGGTCGTCGGCAACTATATAAACAGCATCAGATACAGAAAATCCAGTAGAGTCTAGAATATGCACTATGTTTACTCCTACCGAAGGAGAGCGAAACCTTACAGCTAACATAATTGTAGAATAAGTGTTTTGTGCAGCCGCACTATTTGCTATTAATTGATCTTGAGTATCTATTCCGGCTTGTAACCCTATGACTTTGGATAAACTTCCGCCTATGACGTTTAATCTTAGATCGAATATCTTAAACCTATTGTCAAAGAAACCAGATCCACTTCCGTCTAACTCTCCAGTAGTTAAGTTCTGTCCTGGAGTTCCCAAATTAACGATTAACTGAGGCACCCTAGTTACAGATAAAAAGGTCTGTCTAGCTAATAAAGCGGCTTTTAAGGCATCTAATTCCGTCTCACGGAGTTTTGTAGACCCCAAAGAGTTTGGATCGTGACCATTAAAACCAACACAAGTAACCTCTCCGTGTGCTGTATTAAAATCCACATAGGCTTGCCAGGTATTGATTGCTGGTAAAATATTGACCGTTATATCATTTTTTGCTGCCAAGTTCTGTGTATTTCTTCCAGAATCTGGATCTGTTATTATCGCTGAATATTCTGAATTAAGTGTATCTTCGTATCTTTGAACCAAATCCTTAAGATCATCAAGAAGTCCGTGGATAACAGAATCAGTAGATATAATATTCGACGCACAAACCTGACCAGTTACTCTATTAATGTCAGTATGAGTTTCAATAGTAGCTATAGTGCTTGCTATTGAAGCGTAAAGAGGCTGTTCTCCGTCTATTATAGTATAAGTTCCGTCGTATTTTTTCCCTATGGCATAAGCTCCGTTATATGGAGGAAAAAACTTCCAAACTCCATCTGGAACCCCGGGAGGAGCTACTAAGGGATCATTAGGGAAAAATCCATTTTTAAAAACTTTCTTAACGGCATCAATCTGATCCTGTTCTAGTACGTGCCTTCTTTGATTCCCATCTATAAAAGAATATTCATCACCATAGCCGTGAACATAAAAGTTTAGATCAGATATTAAACTGGAGTGAGCATTATCAAGATTTTGAGCTTTATTTTTCTCAACCTGAAGCTGATCTTTTACTACGTTAGCTGTAGCGATATCCGTAGGTATCTTTGTGATCCTTTTAGATAATGCAATTCTTTCGTCTTGTGTAAACGGCATATATTAAAGATTACTTTTCGAGAATTTCTCGTTCTTTATCTAAATTTCTAACTAAAGCAGCCTGTTCCGTAAATTTATCTGGATATCTAGCTTGAAGTTTTTCAATATTTCTAGCCATAACTTCTTCAAAAGAAGATCCCAATGCATTTAAAGCTATTGCTAAATACCAACTTGCATCTCCGATTTCCTCAAGAAGATTTACTTCATCTAGTGGTTTTCCATAAAATAAATGTTTCTTAAGCATATCCATGAATTCACCAGATTCAGTCACTAACCCCATAGCAGCATGAAGTAGATCAATTTTTTTCTTAGCATCTTCCTCTGATGTTACAACTTCCAGCGCACCGTCATGAGGTGTATAACTTTCATCAGTACCTAAAAGTCTTTCGGCTATTTTTCTAATATCTGGATTATTAGTTCTAGGCGCTAATTTTTGATAAGTTTTTGAATCCATTATTTATTCTCCTTCAATTTTTTAAACAATTGTCTACGTTCGTTTCTACTCATCTTTTTAGCTACTTCAGCTAATTTCTCATCTAACTGAGCCATTTTATCTAAGGTGTGTTTAGGAAAAATCTTTTCTTCTCCGGTATCTAAATTTTTAACCTTAACTTTTTTATCAACTTCTTGTAAAAATTCATACAAGTTACCTTTATCATCCATTATTTCACTCCCAGCAAAAATTTATCTATAGCGGTTTTAACTTGTCTTTCTGTATCTAAAAAACTACCGTTATTATCAATTCTAGTACAAGAATCCTTAAAAGTAAAGAGTTCTGTTTCAGAAACGTGAGAATTAGGCGCAATCTTATCTTCAGCTACTTGTCTGCTAATATAAAGAGGTAAGAACTTAACACCTTCTAATTTAGTAAAATATTCCAGTTCATTCTTAAATCTAATATCGGAAACTACGTTTATTCCATCTTTTAATGGAGTATTTTTAAGATGGATATCGGCGTCGCCCGAAGATCGTAAAATTTCCGTTCCAACAATTTGAGCAATATGTCTAGGACTAGTTAACTCTAAACCTTCTAGTTTATGTAGTTTATCCTGAAGCTCATTAGAATAATCAATATTAAATCCACTCAATACAAGACTAATGTATTTTTGAGTTAAAACAATAGGAGTCTCAAAAGGAATTTCCTTAAGATCCTGCCTATCAAACTGTTCTCTATTAAGACCAAAAACATCAGCAGATACATTCTTAAGTTTATCCGCTATAGCCGCTTCACGTACATTAGCAAAAAATTCATTGATCATCCTAGCTACGGTTGATTTTCCACTAGTCTTAACACCTACAAGTCCAATAACAATTTTCATATAACCTCCGTTTATACGCCAATAAAGTTTGTAAAATTCAAATGGCGGATAATTAAATATGTCTTTTACCATTTATGTCATAATACTGATATTTTCCTATCCATTCTTTAGGATCTTTTAAATCATCTATATAGTAAGTTGGCTTTGACATAATAACATCTACATAATCTTCTAGATTCAATGCCTTAACAACAGCCCTCGACCAACCACTTCCGCCTTTCGACCACACGCATATCTTGTGATGTCGTATAGAAAGTTTTTTTAAAAGATTTACATTATATTTATTTATCCTCAATCTATCTGTTAAATTTCTATAAGTCACATTAACAATTTCATCTTCAGGACAATCTTCTGGGATATCGTACCAACAAACAAGCGTATCGTCAACATCGAAATGAGCTGAAGGACCATCTTCAACAAAAAAATGTCTTTTAGACTTTTTCGCTAAGTAATGTAACAGATTGCTTATCTTCAACAATCGCATTATCTTTCTTATCATTTTTATTCCTATACATTTCAAATAAACTCTTCCTAAGTCTCTTCTGAGGAGTTATCCCTAACGGAGCCAATATGGCTTCATATTTCTGTATAACAGCCCAAGCCTGTTCTTCAGTCATATCATGTAGAGATTCCTCGTCTACTTCTATTTCAATAAAATGGGCTATCTTACCTAATTCATCTATAACTGTATAAAATGGTAATGTAGCGTCTTTAAATCGGTAAATATGCACTAATTTCCCTATTCTAAAGCCTCTTTTAAACCCTAAAGCCTCAACAAATCCTGCAATATTCTCTACACTATTATTATCTACCCTTACATTATACTCTATTCTCTTTATGTTATTGCCATCATTCAACTTCTTTTTAAAGGTAAGTTCACTTCTCTTATCTTTCTTAGAATTAGAAAAACGATGTCTTAAAAAATCTTCATCTTTAATATAATAAACATCGTCAGATTCTATATATATGAAATCTTTAAGATCTTGAAGATTACCTACAAGTTTTTTAAATTCATATACTAAATCTCCTTCGACTCTGAATTTTACTTCAAATTCATGAAATCCTAGGGTCTTATTGTTTTCTTCACTCATTTTTTTCTTCTATCCATATGCCCTGCGATTAAAAATACCAATATAGCTACTAAAATAATACTCATAAAAAGACTAGAGAAGAACATCACAAACGCCAATAAGGAAATTACCGATATTATAAAAAATAATATACAAAAAAGCATTACAATGGTTTCTTTTAAAAATGAAAATATTCCCTTAATAAGTTTCACGCCCTATCCTTAGGAAAATGCGGATAATTCAAATGTCTATTATCTGGCATATCTATATTATTCTGATCGTATATGATCATCTCAGGAAATTGAAGAGCTGTCAACTTAAAAAATCCGATTTCATTATAAAAACATCCGGTATCTATACAAGCATAGGTTTTTCTTATCCTAGGACCGTTTGGTTGGGGAGTATGACCTATAACATTGTAAATACCAGGAACAATCTTTATCTTATGAAAATTTCTGTTCCATAACACTTGTTCTTTAAAAATTCGTGCAGAGTTTCCGCCTTCATTTCTTAAGTGCCATAGATTATTTATTAAACTATGACTAACTACTAGATGTCTACCGCTATTGTTTTCGATGTCTTTAAATTCTAAATAAACAGGTAGGGTTTTTAAATACTCAACGTGTTTTCTTAACAATTCTTTATCTATCTGAAGTTTAGGAATTCCTCTATCATCAACAAGATCATAAGAAGTAAAAGTATAAGATTCTAGGGTTTGATATCCACCGTTAAGAACCCAAAGTCCCTGTTTAGACAAGTACCCTATTTCATCAAAGGCTATCAAAGCCCATTCCAACTCATCTATCATCATCTGTTCATGATTACCTAGAACAACCAGTATCTTATTATCAATACAATACTGAATAACCTGCTTTGAGCCAGGACCTCTATCCATTAAATCGCCAGCTATGACAACTCCCTTATCTTTTTCCTCTTGAGGAATCTTATCTAATAATGCCAATAATGTTTTATAGTTCCCGTGTGGGTCGCCTATTACTATCATGCAAATTTTCCTAATATGGTTGTAACGAAGAGACATCCGCCAAGAAGGTAGCTTGCCATGGATAAAAATGGCTCATGAATTATAGATAGCAAGTAACCTTCAGTAAGTAATATGAATCCTGTTAATAGAAATAATATACGCATTAAACTACAACCTTGTCAGAGCCTTCGGTTTGATTCTGTTTCTTAAGATCATCTATCACAGCCTCATACATCTCCGAATAATGAGAAAACTTATCAAGATCTTCCTCGGTTCCAATAAGTTCAAATAAAGCTCTTCTAGCTTCTTTTAAAGTCATTCTATCTTTCATTATCTCAACACACACGGTACACATTATTTTATCTCCTCTGGTGTTCCAGAAATAGTTGCAACATCAAATTCTATATTAGCATCAATATTATCTAATATTTTAAAATGTTTATCGTATAGATGTGATTTATAATGAGGAGTTTTATAAAATTCTAAAGTTATAAAATTCATACTTCCACCATAATCAAGGGTTAAATTAAGATGATTATAAACTGGAGGTTTAAGAAAAAGCAACACATTCCTTATCTTCTGTCCTCTAATTTTACTATCAATCAACTCTTTCATTCTTAAAAATGCTCTTTTTGATGCGTCTAGTCCATATCCAGATACGAAGAGAACGCCTTGTCCTTCCAGTAATTTAGAATATGATAGTTCTAAGACTTCTTTGGTTTTACCAGAAGCCCTAGCTCCAACTAAAATATTCCTATTCCTTAAGAATAAATCATCTATCTTACTCATTGATGTCCTTTTAAAAAATTAACAAGAACAATTATGATCAATATATCAAGTATAGGACCTAAAGTCAATGCCAATCTCCAATTTTTAGTTAAACTATATATTAATGCCATCATAAGCCTATCCTATACTCTATCTCGTCAAATTCATCGAAAAGTGGTGGATAGAAAGACGATGCCATTCTTTCCATAACTTCTTCTGATATGGTCTTACCTTCTTTTTTTCTTTCCTCAAGCCTATCTACCCAATCAGCTAGATTGGGTAAAACAACTATAGCTGTTTTCATGTAGTTATGTTTGGCGACTATCCCTAGTTTATTTCTCCTAGACTTCCTACTTAAATTAGTCATGTCAACAGTAAAATTCTTCTTTTCTTTTACCAATTGTCTGATTTTATTGTCTAAGTCTTTATCTATCTTCTTATGATCTGCTAGTTTAAATGCTTCGTCGTATGTTTTTTCGTTGTTAAATTGAGACATAACCATATCATCTCTAGATACAACCTCTCCTAGTACGTAATTATCAACATCGTCTCTATTTTTTAACAAATGAGATTTCCCAGATCCTGGTAGCCCTACCATAAGAGTTATGTGATTATCATATTTTTCTTTGAATTGCCTTACGAGAGATTCTATTTTTATTTCTTCTCCTCCCACATGAAAAAATCTACCATGCCTGTCTGCATAAGACAACTCTTCTAAATCTTGAGCTAATTGTGGATTATTAATCATTCTTTTATTAATTTCTTTTGAATCTAACTTAAAAACTTCAGTATGTAGAGCTATTAATTCAAATATTCTTCTAAGATTGATATAACCGAGTAACAAGGGAAAATCCTGTATAAAATCATGTACAAAATCTACAGATAGTAGAGCGGACAAGGGTTCATGATTATAAAAACTTACTTTCCTATCCTTATGTTTTTCCATTCTAACATCTGGTTTTGCAACGTCATGTAATAAGGCTGCCAAGTACAGATTTAACATGGAATTAAAATCTTTACCTCTATTTCTAATTTCCATCACTTTAAGAACTAGGAGTGTGTGACAAAAAACACTACCTTCTAAATGGTATGGATTTAAGCTTTGGTCATTTCTGCCATAATTATAATGATGATCGGAATTTTTCATTTCAACAACTAATTGAGGATATTTCTTTTGAAACCATTCAACTAAATCGTGTACGTTTTTCATCCAACCCATCCTCTACTAAGAGTGTGGAAGCCTCTTATTGCATCATACCATGTCCCTGTGCATTTACTACAGCCAAAATCAATTTTTTCTCCACATTCTTTTTCAATAAAATGCAATTTAGAATAATCAACCTTTGTAAAAAACTGTATCGGTATATTATCCGTAATTACTGCTATTATTATACCACACTTATGACAAGTAATAACAGTATTTGCCTGTAATGGAAGCATATTACAAACTAGCCGCCATTTTTAAAAACTGAATATTAAGATTTTGCTGGTTTAATCGAGCAGCAGCATCAGCATCAGCATCAGCAGCATAAACAGCAGTATAAACAGCAGCATTAGCAGCAGTATCAGCAGTATCAGCAGCATAAACAGCAGCATTAGCAGCAGCATAAACAGCAGCATCAGCATCAGCAGCATAAACAGCAGCATTAGCAGCAGTATCAGCAGCATAAACAGCAGCATTAGCAGCAGCATAAACAGCAGCAGCATCAGCATCAGCAGCATAAACAGCAGCATTAGCAGCAGTATCAGCAGCATAAACAGCAGCATTAGCAGCAGTATAAACAGCAGCATTAGCAGCAGCATAAACAGCATAAGAATCGGCAGCAGCGTCTCTATGCTTTAAAATTTCTTCTCTTTGTTCATCTGTTACTTTTGAAAAATCATCAATTTTTATTAAATATTCAATACAATTTCTTGGTCTTTTATCTTCTGGATATTTTTCCTCAAAGATATGTAAAACACTTTGGGCACATAATAATCCAAAATGTACTATTTGATTTGTATTTAATACTCTTTTAGCAACCCAAATTTTATCATTATGAGTAATGTTTTCAAGATCAAGAAATTCATCAAATGATCCGTCGAAATTAGGATAATTTTCAAGATAGTTTTTGTAACGATCTGAACACGGGTCGAGACTTTTTAATACTTCTTTGTTAATTTGCATAAAGCTCCTTTAAATTGAGTATACCATATCAAGATCTAGCGGTCAATAGATAATTAAGATCTTGAATTCATTAAATTAATAAAAAACTGTTGCTCCGCTATTTGTCTAAAGAAAGCATAATTTAAGCCATACCTTACAAGACCCTTATCTTCTAAGTGCCTGTAAATATTAGAAAGATCGGTCATTATCTGTTCATTACTGAAATTATCTGGATATCCTTTAGCTTTAAGATATTCTTCCATAGCCTTAATGACTTCTTTTTTATATTCTAACATCTCAGGTGTCATCATTAGCCTTTATAAACAAAAAACCCTTACCATTAGTTATGGTTATAGATTCTATCTCAGGACATGGTTCTTTTATAGTGAAAACATCTGTTGACCTACAAGATGGACATCTACCATCCCAGAACTCCATCGTAACTGAATTCCACATAGAATTAAATTCTAACTCACATTCAGAGCATTTGTGTTTGTTAAATCCAAGCCCCATAAATCCTCCTACTTTTGATTTTGCAATCTTTCTTTAATAAAAGGCATAGAATCTACACAAAATTTATTAGCTATCTTTAAAACAGTATCTGGATTCTCTCCAGATTTATCCCAATATTTGCTTATGGCTCCCAAATAGCCAGTTCTACAATAAACTAACATGTTATAATCATAACTTTCAGATATATTCTTAAGGATAGAAGCTAGTCCAATTACTATAAAAATAAGTATACCGATTACAGAAGTTATAATAAGGTTTTTCATTTTGCCCTTATCTGCTTAAGTCTTTCTTCTAAATACTGTCCAGCAGTTAATCCTTCAGACAAAACAACTTCCGGTCTTGGATGAATAAACAAAGGAGCTGAAAGCCTAGGTTTATCCATGTTCTTATTAACTACACGATGAGTTGTTGATTTTAAATAGCCCTTAGTAGCCGCAGATAGCATATCTCCAACATTTACTATAATAGCATGAGGATCTCCACCAACATCAATCCATTCACCATTATTTCCAAGAATCTGTAACCCTTCCGCCGTAGACATTGGGAGTAAAGTGATAAGATTTATATCTTCGTGAGCAGCAGATCTAACCGCTCCAACTGGAATATTAGTCATTGGAGGATAATTAATAATCCTAAACATAGCACCCTTAGAATCCAAAACCATGTTTGGGATTGGTTCGCTAGTAGAGTTTCTAATTTCTTCGGGCAGTCCTTTAAAGATTTGAAGAAGAAGAAAATGACCTAATTGGTTCAAATCCTGTCTAATATGCTTGGTCAGTCCCATTATTGGATCTATGCTTAAACCTTCGTAATATTGATAAAATTCTTTTAAGTCAGGAATGTCGCTATACTTAGCTTTTTCAGATTCCATAGGGAAATATCCAGATTGATCTTCGTTGTATAGATAAAAATTCTTTTCATCAGAATTAAAGAAATTTTCCCATTCGGAATAAAATAAGTCTATATCTTCTTTGGTTAGATCATGACCCGTAATCAATACAAAACCACTTTCTTTAAGATTCTCAACCAGTTCTTTTGCTTTAAATTCCAAACCCTTAAGACTCATTGTTTTAATTGATTGTTTTTGGGCAGCGGTTCCGTCATTTTTGAGCAATGGTTCCGTAGTAGCCACATCTTTTACTTTAGAATATTCAAAATGACCCTTAATACTTTTAGCTAAATATGAACCCGGAGAAATCGTAGAATCTATCATTTTTTCATAATGCTCTTGAGGAACATTATTATATAGATATTCATTATTTCCCTTAAAAACTACCAAAAGATCCTTAGTAATTGAATTATAACCTACAGATTCAATATTACTTGATTTAACCTTTTGTACTTGAATTTTCATTTCTTTTTCCTTGGTTTTTTATTTTTCTTCGGCGTAGTTATAACCTTATAAGCATAATTACCATTTTTAATATCTTCTAATCCTTCGTTGATTTTAATAATTTGAGTATCTGTAGGTAAAAGCGTGGGTTTTGCGGTGGAACTTATACTATAAGTTCCTGGCGCTAAGCGGACATGATCTTTCTTCTTTTTATTCTTTTTCTTCTTTCCTATCTTATCTGACCATAAAATAACAAACCCTACCGTTAATATTAAAATAGACGGTATTGCAAACAGAAGAAAAAGTTTAAAAAGATTTTCTAAAAATTCCACCATGCACGCTCCCATGTATCGTCTTCGGGCTTATCTTCACTATGTATACATATAACCCTATGAATCTTGATCTTATACATTTCTTCATAAATATGTTGAGGCGTTAATGTCCATTCAGAACTATGTTCAAGCATATCAAAGCATCCGCTACTACTATTATACATACCATAGAGTCTATATTTTTGAAAATAAAAATAGTATTTATACCAGCATTTAGGCGGGTAAGTAGCTGATGTTACGTAGTTCATTTTCTAAACTCATTTATTTAATTAAAATAGCATTTCTGAGTAGTAGACTTAATAAATAAGCTACTATTAAAGTTAATGCTATTCTTGATAATATAACCATTACAATATTTCTCATAAAATCATTATACCATATTATCTCGTATACTTCCTAATTATTTGTCTGATTCTTTCGCTAGTCACATTCTCCGTTTTAGCTATTTCCATTAAACTCTTTCCGTGACCATAACTAAATAATATCCCAGGAACTCTACCGTTTATAAGTGCTTCACATTCCTTCCATTGTTTTAAAAAAGTTTCTCTAGCTTCTAAACAATGCTTTCTATGGGGAAGTCCTGTATAATTTCTATACAATTTGTAATATAAGTATTTAAGTTTATTCATCATACTATCTTCTCTACTATAGCCTTAAAAGCACCCTTTTCCCACTCATCCTTATAGTTTTGATTAGTTTTTACCATTATTTCTACGTCAATTTCTCTAACAGAAACTCCTCCAAGGGTAGCGTCTATATGATTCATAACTAGTTTTTTTAAGTCTGCTTCTGTTAATTCTATTTTTATTTTCATTCTTTCTCCCTTTTCTCTAATTTAGTTACCGGAACATTCCTGATAATGGTTTGATCGTATTTAATAGCCTTACCAACGTGCACGAAAACCTCTTCTAGTCTGGCTAGAGCGTAATCTTTTGATTTATTCGTGTTTTCCAAAATAAAACCATCAAACGTTCCTCTTTTATGTTCTGGAATTAAAGTTTCTATTAAATTCTCTAATTCTTTAACAGATTCCAGAATCTTTTTGTGAGTTTCATAAGACTTTTGGTCATACTGGATATACTCGAATCTTGACACGGTTCCTCCAAAATAGAATAAACAAAGTTATAGGTTCGCAATCTAATTTATTATTATTTATTTTATTCACCCAAAGCCGCCCTTATAATTACTGCCGCTTTCTCTGCATCTTCTTTGGTTTTAAAGTTGTTGAAAGAATCTTCGTAATCAAAGATAGCTGTTGCAGGTAAAACTTTCACATAGCCGGATGTGAGAAAAATATAGTAGAAACCTTCGCCTTCCTCTGGAATAAAAGTACCGTTCTTAGTTAAAAATTCCCTACCGTCTTTAAGTTTTTGTATTTTATTCATAACTCTCCTACTGTTATACTATAAATTTCATCCATTCTATAGTTTAACTCATCAAAATACCTTATAGCTCCATCACCATAATAGCTATCGGCGAATATAAAAGCATTATCCGTATAACCTTTTATAACACACCAGTGAGAACAAGTGGCTTCGGTATGTACTACTACTATTACTGGAAATCCATTATCTACGGACTTCTTTATATCTTTTATATCATATCTTCTGTTTTTAGTTAATTTATTAATAGTATAGCCAAGTTCTTTTAGAACCCTAACAAGATCCTTAGTTTCAGTACCCCATTTCTTAGAAACTTTACATTTCTTTATTAGCTGCTGAGGTGTGATGCCAATATATCTATCCAGCATCTCATCAAACTTCTTAGGAGTTTTTAGCTTAAATCTTAGATACTGATCTACCATCCAGATAGAATATGCGCCGCAACAAGAACTGTTGGCGGATTGTTTGATATACGGAAAATTATTCAATACGTACATAAATATCTCCAGATTTTAATATAGCGCATTTATTCATCTATCTCAACTCTCGCCTTCCTTCACTTTAAATTCCATCCTATCAAGCTCCTCGCAGAACCAAGTTAATGCAGCTAGTTGAAATATCTGCTGATGACTAATATTTCCTTTATAAATATCATAAGGTTCATCTATGCCATTATTAGTGCAAAAACTATAGAACAGTTGATCAATACCGACGTAATATTTACATTCTTCTAAGATCTCATCATTTTTTTCTTTAGTTTCAGGATCATCCTGAGTTTTTTGATCTAAGTATTCTTTTAAAGCCTTTTTAGCATCTTCAGATTCCCATTCTCTGTCACTATAGAATTGACGTGGCATCTTCTCACGCACGTATATAGGAGAGTTTATAGAGCTTCTAAGCCATCCAATTCCACGTCCATACCCAGGATTAATCATAAGATTGTATATATCGCCGCTCATAGCTATCATGTTAGAGGCTATGACTACCTGAAAAGAAAAAGATGAGGTATTAGGCATCTTAGCTAAAAATACTTGTACGTTAGGCGTATTTTCAATCACGGTAATCTTATAATTGTTAAACTCTTGTTTTAGTTTTTCAATTTCTTTCATAAACCCTCACATTAAGTTTAGTTCCGTTTTTGTCTGTTTCTTTACCAACAATATCCCATGAATATTTTTCCAAGTCAATATCCATATTGGTTAATATCCAATTAACAAGATTCATGATCATTTCTAAAGTGAAATCACCAACATAGGTTACAGTATAAATACCGGTTTGTCATTATTTATTAGTGAGCTTCCGAATCTTCTAAATCCCATTATATTCCTCAATATCCAACATTATCAGATTCCTGTAGATCTCCACCTATAGCCTCTCTTATGTCTTTTCGTATCCTGTCTTGCGTTTGATTAATTTTAGCCAAAGCCCGTAAATGTCTTTTCGTTTCCTTAACTCTATCGTCGTCATATAACCTAATTCTTTTTAACTGTTTATCAACGTACTCTTCCCTAGTTACTTCCACATCTTTCAGTATTTTAAATTTTTTCATTTAAAACTCCAGTTTCCATTCGTTATCATGAAATATTAGTGACTTAGGACTTAATCCATATAATGATTTAGATTCGCTCATATCAACCGAAACGTTCTTAACCATCACTGTTTCAGTAGTAATGACATCTTCGTCTGAATTTTCTCTATATTCTGTGAAATCAACCTCTATCTTCTGATCTGGAACTACTACTACAAAAGACTTTATGCCAAACTTTCTAACTTCCAGCTCAAGGCTCCATTCAAGGATAATTGTTTTAGTCTCTAATGACTTATCTTTGTCATGTTTAAGAAATATGTCGATATCAACTTCTGTTTTAAATGAACTAGGAATACACATAGACTCTCCTTAAAGATTTTATTCAGATTCTCCAACCTTATTTTGATACCATTGCTCATATATTTCTGAAGAATAGTATTCCATTATGTATTCAATTTCATCGTCAGAAACTTCGCCTTCTTTATCTGCATAGTAAGCATTACTTACCTGGATATCGTCATCGTATTTTCCGTATAGTTCTAGCTCTATTTCTTCACCTTGTTTATTCTTGTAAAGCATAAAACCTCCATTTCAATTATTATAGCATAAATCTAAAAGGAAGTCAATATTAATTCCCTATTTTGTGACATTTTAGTGATTTGTTTATGTAACTGTTATGTGATTATTAAGTAGTATGGGCTATAACAATTCAATAAAATCAAATAGTTATAAGATTATCTTATGTAACTGGGTGCAATGACATGGCAGTTACATTACTCTCCAATATGCCCGTCGCCTTGGGATTTGTACGATTGATCTTCTTTATATTCTTTAATGCTTAAAATTTCGTCTATCTGACAATCTATATCATAACCGTCAACTGCTTCGCCGTTATCAAATTTATTCCTAGCTTCTTTCTCATTCTTTGCTTTAACAAGATATTCCATGGTTACGGTTTCTTTAACTACAATAATAAAATTTTTCATTTGTGATCTCCTATTTCATAATTTGCTTAATTCTTTAGTTGATTGACCATCAATCTCGGATCTAGACCTAGGAAGAACGAGATCTTCTGGGACTACTTCTAAAGTTCCGTCAATAACATATCCACTACCACGAAGAAAACTAGCAAAATCTTCTAAGATCTCAGGCAATAGCTTTGCATCTGATTCCAAGGTAAGATCTACCGTTGTTTCAAACAAATTGTGTGGGTTCTTAACTTTCCTAAAAATAAACTTAGACATATTATTTCTCCCTTACCCATTTGCTTGGGTCTGCCGTTATGTGTACCATTCGTTCGTCAATAACCTCTATTATATCTTCTTCAGCCATTTTATAAATAGAAGGACAGTTATTACTTCTTTGCATCGTAGTTACAGTGTAACCGTCTTCGTCGTAATTTGTAATAATTCCTCTGTTTATACAGTAAGAATGAATCTCATCGTTAAAAACAACGGATTGACCTACTTTATACTTAGGGTCTTTTTGAGAGCAAGAGATTAATGTTAATAAAATTAATAGTTTAGTCATTTTTTTATTCGTCTCTCGTATTCTTTATAAAGACTTTCTAATGCCGTGTCTGGATATTTTTTAGTAGGAAAAACTTCTCCACATTTTTGACACTCTATTAATTTCGTAGTTGTTTTTATCTTTTCATTCTTAAAATCAAAATCATCTTCAATATTCTTTAATTTAACTTTTCTATAATCCATACAATATGGGCAAAAGATTTTTCCCTTATTATTCTTCTTTCTAGGATAAAGTTTCTTATCAAGAGCTAGGGCTGTTTCCTTAAGATCTTTCTTCGTTTTTTCTAAAGGCTCTTCACTTATAACTGCGTCTTTAAGATCAGCACTCTTCTTATTTTTCACTTCAACCTTAATTTTACTTATTTCCCAAACATATCTTTTGCCATCTAAATATTCACTATCTACTTTTATGCTTTCCTTAAAGAAAACTCCAGTATCGGTTTTCAATATTTCATCTTCTATCTTTAAAATCATTACTCTATTTCCAGTAAGGTCGTCATGAACATACTCTCCAACAGAGTATTTATCCTCAGATTCCATTTCCATCTTACGCCTCATACTAGTTTATTATATCACTATTAATATCAAAAATAAACATAGGTTTCTCTTTACTTTCTTGTTCTGGACAACTTGATTTAAACTTCACGTATCCAAGGGCAGTAGGGATTAGATAATCTTCTAAACCCTTATTAAATATATCATCTAACATGGCTAAGAGTACTTCTTCTGGAACAATTAAATCAATAGTTATCCTCTTCCTAGTTAATGGTATAATTTTCATTTCACTCATTATTATTTTTTTCATAAATTTCTATGTGTATATCGTTGCCATTTTTAAAATATAAATCCTCGAACAATTTCATAAATTCTTTACTTAAAGATATTTCAGTCTTAGAACCGTTAGTTAAAACAACATGCAATACGTCTTCAACTTTACGAGCATCTAAAATAGTGCCGCTTACTATATTTTTTTTCATTAAATATTATCTCCACTCAATACTACTTCTATATTCAAATATTCAATAGATTGGTTTAATTGTATCTTCACATCATTAATATATATACTTTTTGGATCTGAGATTAGATGTGGAGGAAGTTCTTTCTCGCTAAATAAATCAATATCTTCATGATTAATCCTACGCAAAACTTCATTGTAATCTTCTACATTTCTCCTTATCTCGTTAGACATGTCTTTAATTAAAGGAATCTTATTATAGAATAACCATTTTAATTTTTGTCTACAGTTCCATGACTTCCATAGCTGCTCTATCTTGATCGAATCAGTATCTAAATCTATTATAAGTCCCTTGTCTTTAAGATAGTTTAAATTATTTATTATGGCTTTTTCAATGTCTTCTTTATTTATGGGTGTACCTATGAATTTTATTAATTCATTCTCTAACGAATGTTGAGCGTGATTAGCCACTAACATTTCATCTATTTTCACTCTAAAGCCTCTCCACAGTCTGCACAGTTATAGACTACTGAATTTAGTAATAAAATTGGTTTTCTATTAAAATGAGGACATTTACTCTGTTTATTCTTAATGAATTCTTTATTTAATCTCCCATAGCTATATGCCATGTATCTCATATCAGGAAAGAGATCATAATTTGAATGATTTCTAAATTCATCATTAATATTAGTAAAAAAATATGTTGAATATTTTAACCTGGAAGAAAAAATCGGATCGGCGGCAACATATTTTTCGAGAATTGCATAAACTGTTTTGTCTCTTTCATTATAATAATAAACAGTTAGATCTGAAGTTTGAAGGCTATAATCAAATTCTTCTGCTGTGCTACAGTTCTCACCCCATACCCAATTAGATGGTACGATTATTCCTGTCATATTATCTCTTGTATCTATTACATGTGTTCCATAAAGAAATTTATTACTAATCATAAAACCTCATTGTAATGATGAATTATTCATTTTTATATATTATAATAGCCAAACGGGACAATAATATGAATATAATGGTATCTGTTTATAATAAGAGACTTCGCAATATTCAAATGCCCTTCTTGTATGATGTCTTTTTTCTGAATAAATATCTATTAAATGAACCCAGTCATCTTCTGATATAAATTTATATCTTTTAGGATTAACTCTAACAAGATATAATGCAGCTTTATGAGATTGATTATTCATTTATTCTTCTTCTTTACTGAGAACCTAAGCGTTGTTATATCATATCCTAATCTTTCAAGTTCCTTGACTAAACTAGGTACATCTTGACCCCAATCAGAAAAAAGACCTGGCTTAGAGTATCCTCCCATAAATCTGTCATATATTTTCCCGGCTTCATATAGATTATCAGTAGCCTTATACGCTAACCCATCATGGAATTTTGACCATTTTATAGATATTGAATCTAATCGTTTAGTCTTTCTTTTTTTCATCTTTTTTCTTTACATCTTTAGTGGATTTTGATTCAAAATATTCTTTATTATCTTCAAACCATATCTTGCCAGCTTCTGTAACTTCACCCTTTCTTATAATCCATCCGTATCCAGGAATAGCTAAATCTTCTGGTGCGCCAAAATTTAAAGCATTTTTAGCGGCAATTTCGCACATTTGTTCTATTTCTTCATCTGTCATGTTTTCAAAATTCACTATCTACCTCCATGCCTCAACATATTCCTAAGCTCTGTAACTCTATTTGTCAATTTTTCCATATCGTTCTCGATAACTATCTTACCAATATCTTCGAGCTTTATCAACTCTTTTTTCATTATCTTTTCAGCTATGTAAATACAGCGATTTATATGAAAAACTCTTTGAGGATATTCCAAATCTCTTCTAGCAAAACCTACAAAAGCTTTGGCATTTGTTTCTGTATAAAATACTATAGGGTCAATCTTAAAATTAGACTGAAACTCTTCTGTATGTAGCACTTCAAAATTTATTTGACTAGCACCTTTTTCTAGATCCCTAAGAAAACTTCTCAAGCCAGTGTAAACATAATCAATATCACCATCTTTATACTGTAAAATAACCTCACCCGTGTCAAAATTAACTATCTTAAGGAAGTCAAAGTCAGACTCATCAATGTGATTGCCGTAGACTCTAGAACCAAAAGGAAATGTTCCTGTTATTAGATGTTCCGGCAAGGGTTTAAGTATCTTTATGTTCATTTTTTCCCTTTCTTAAACCCTTAATTACAGAGACCAACAGATACAATATAATTAATGGGTAAGATAGCACACCGAGAGCGATGTCAGTTAGTATGACGAAAAAGTTTTTATCCTTATAAAGGTGGGATCTGCAAAAAGTGAGCGGAAACCAGAATAATATTCCTAGAGTTAGGTAGGTTTTCATTGAAATTTCTCCATAGGCGTAGTATTAATTGATCTTAATACTATCATCAATATAGGAACTTGTTCTTAGGTATCTATAATAAACTCTTGAGTCTATTAAGAGTCTTTCTTCAACATAGTAGGATTCGTCACCCTTAAATTGAAAAATTCTATGTTTTTTCGATCCATGCTTTTGAGAACCCTTAACCTTAGTATTTTTAAATTTAATACCCTTTTGAATTAGCTTTCTAGTCTTCATTATTTACTCTCTCTAAGAATCTTGCTAGCCAACTTCTTAGCTGTTTCTTTCTTGATATAACCCTTAAAGCCCACAACCTCACCCTTCTTATCAGTAAGAATCTCGTATGCAAACTTTTGAGGTCCTAACTTGTTGAATTCTAAGACAAAAACTGTTTCAAAGTTACCAAATTTCTCAGTTTTAACGTCAAAAAGTTTCTTTTTAGTCATTTTATACCTCTTTTATTACAAACTAGCTGCCATTTTGAGAAACTGAATATTAAGATTCTGTTGATCTAATCTAGCAGCAGCAGCAGCATAAGCAGCAGCATAAGCAGCAGCATCAGCAGCAGCATAAGCATCAGCAGCATAAGCAGCAGCATAAGCATAAGCAGCATTAGCAGCAGCAGCATTAGCAGCATCAGCAGCAGCATAAGCAGCAGCATCAGCAGCATCAGCAGCAGCATAAGTAGCAGCATAAGCAGCAGCAGAAGAAGCAGCATAAGCAGCAGCATAAGCAGCAGAAGAAGCAGAAGAAGCAGCATTTTTATGTTTTAAAATCTCTTCTCTTTGTTCATCTGTTAAATTTGAAAAATCATCAATCTTCATCAAATATTCAATACAATCTCTTGGTCTTTTATCTTCTGGGTATTTTTCCTCAAAGATATGTAAAACGCTTTCGGCACAAAGAAGTGCAAAACGAATTAATTGATTTTTATTCAAGACTCTTTGAGCAACCCATATTTTATCATTATATGTAATATTATTTAAATCAAGAAATTCATCAAATGATCCGTCGAAATTAGGATAATTTTCAAGATAATTTTTGTAACGATCAAGACATGGATTAAAATTCTTAAGTATTTCTCTGTTAATTTGCATTTTATACCTCTAAAGTTAGTATAACACATAGTTTATATTATGTCAAGTTTCAGTACTGTAAGTTCTGATAACTGTCCTTTTTAGAGCTATAAACGTGATTTGTGCCAGTAACTGTCTTTTTTAGATTGTTTCTGGCACAAATCATGTGGATTAATCTGTTTATTCCACCAAAACAGCTCTTACATATTCAGCCATATCGAGTCCATCTTGACTATCTAAATATTTAATTAAGGCGTTTCCTACAAACACCCTATTGACCTTAACATCAAGGTTACTATCAAGATCTTCATTTTTCATTATTGATTTCCTAAGATAAACCTCATGATCTTGTGGTAAATTTTGTAATTTTTCAATCAATTCTTTTACTTTCATACTAGTTCTACTAATGTACGTTTATCTTGGGTTTATTGTTTAAATCAACAAGCCTTTCTTGAAGCGACTCTTCAATCTCTTCTAATATTTCCATGTTACCAGTTTCATAAGCCTTCTTCATCTCAATCATCATAGCACTTGCACCAAGGAAAAAGGCATTTTCTATAGTCTCATAGTCTCTAGTATTACTGGTATCCAGCATGAGCTGTAGTATTTTTTTAAAGTTCATCGTTCTTAGGTCCTATCTGGTTGATTAAATAACGCATTATATCCGACTGAGATCTTGCCCTATAGGGGGCACTATGTTCTTCTGCTGTGCCTTTTTCGCTGCCATTAATGGCCGCCACTGCTGATATTGCTGCTTCTACATCTTCTTGTGTTAACAGAGGAAACGATTCAGAATATGTCTCCTTACCTTTTTCTTCTGGCAAACTAATAAACTCAGAATTAACATAATCAAGACCGAGAATAAAATCTTCTCTTTCTTTTACATTATCGAAAGTTTCGGCATTTTCAGCACCAGCATAAATCCTACGATAACCTATACTTAAAACAATATCAGAGTGTCCTTGCCCTATTTTTATATCTTCATGTAAACATAATCTCCGCTCTTTACTTTTTAAATATTCTCTAACTTTCTCATCAATATAAACAGGTTTAGTTAGTAAACTCTTCTCGCCGATTCTTTGATAGTCAATTTTTAGCAATGGTTTCATTTTATCCCCCTTGTTTCCATGTTATTCCTCTATATCTTCTTTGTCTGTAGGTAGTTTATCATATTCCTCATTATCTGTCAAGCCCTTCTTTTTCTGTAAATTCAATTGTTCTCCTATTGATAGGATTCTATCATCAGCATTTGGATTAATCTGTAAATTTACGATATTTATCTTAAATTTTGTATACACGTTGCCCTTTCTTTCTAATAAAGAACCGCCTACGGCAGGAACTAAGAGAAGCATCTGTTCTTTAAACTCATCAATTAATTGAATTTTTTGTATATAAAACTCATTACCTTCTCTAGATAACTTAGCGTTACCTATTGGTTTACTAAAATCAGTAGTTAGAGTAATATCTTCAAAAAATAATATATCTGCGTTAGTTGGCATAATAGAGTTATTTCTATCTACATAGTTGTCATCTAGTATAAGTACTTTAATTTTCATGTTATTTAATCTCTTTTGTATTATATGGAAGTGAACTAACTGCACTTTTATACGGACCCCTATAAGAACTTATAAAATATTCATCTACGTATATATTATCTAAAATATCTCTTTCCAACCCAATAAAATAGTTTCTATCGTTCGCTATGTAACTCGGAACTATTCTCCTTTCGATTTGTTTACTCATAGCATTATATTTAGAGCGTAACAATTCGATAAGTCGTTGTTTTTGTCTATAGTTAGGAGTGATCACGATAGCACGTCTATTTTCTATTAAAATTTCAGCCAAAGCAGATGTTTTCCCAGAGTTTCTTAGGGAAATAACGAATTTATTTTCTAGAAGAGCTTTTTTTATTTCTTTAATTTTATCGTCAAATTTCATTTCTTATTCTCCAATTCTCTTTTAAAATATTCCAATACTTCTATGCTAGGTCCGAAATATAAGTCTAGAGATTTTGCCGTTTCTAAAAGATCATCCACATCATCTAGATCTGCTAGATCTGCTATTTTAACGGATTTTAATACTTCTTCTGGGTCATTAAAACTTACAACACATCCAACCATAAAATTTTCAATCTTTTCTTGTATAGATAATTTTTCATCATTCCAATATAAGCCATCTATAAAGTTTAATTGAGCAAGCGTTAGCTCTAAAATAGCGGCAGAGGTTATTGATTTAATTGTTTTCATTCTTTCTTATCCGATTTTGCTAATACTACATGAGCACTTTTGCCGCCAAAATCATTGACATAGAGTTTAAGTGCCTCTCTTAACTGAGCATTTTCTACTTGTAGTTTTTCATATTTTTTATAATATTCATTAGATAAAATTTCAATGTGGTCTACCTGTTCCTTTTCCAATTCCTCAATGCGGGATTGCTGATAATCCCATGCTAATTTTGCATATCTTCTACCACTATCCATCATAGATAAAAAATCCACAAAAGTAAATTTTAATGCTTCTTTATTTTGCCATTCCTCAAATTTCATTTATTATCCCTTTATTAAGTTAATTCAACTTCTTTATACGTTTTTGCGAAAATGACTGGTTTACATGGGTAATTTTCCCCAGCAATACCAGTGATGATCCAATCACCTGGGCATACATTATGCCCACCTTCTGGAGTGTCAATCCAACCATGTAAATGCATAGCATGTCCACAAGACATAGAACTTACACAGATTAATTCACCACTTATATCAGGATGTCTAAAGTAGCGAACAATTTTGCCCTCACCCAAAAAAGGCAATTTTGTTTCATCGTCAATAAAAATTTCACAATCATCATTTGGGTGGTCCCCATTTTTGAACCATTGTGCAGCTTCTATAACAATTGGTTCCTTCCTAAATTTCTTAATCATAGACTTTTGCTTCTGTTCTTGAGTCATATATTTTCCTTTGTTAGTTTTGCCATTCCTCAAAACTCTCTTTTTGTTCACTCATTTAATTTATCCTTTGTTAGTTTATAAGTTGTAGTGACTGTGACTTTACTTTTTGTATCAGGATCTCTGCTTTTGAATATGCATAGAACACCTTGTTTAAAGGCGTAATAATTTATAGGGACTACAGGCATAATCTGTTCAATATAATATTTTAAAAAATCATCATCCACATTTTCATACACAGTGGTCAATTCGATTTTCATTTATTTTCTTCCACGCAGCGGACCGCATCTTTGAAGTAGCGGCTGACGTAGTAGATGACACCATTGAAGCCATAGAAGACGTAGGCGACGTAAGGATCATTAGGATTGACTGACGACGACCAAAACAAATTTTTATCATCTTCATTTTTAATATAATCCTCATCGCTATAAAAATTAATTAATTCATCGAGTGTTGGCAATCGACAATTGTTTTTCGCACAATATTCTAATGCCTCATAATGAGTCATGTGGTGAATTGTGCCATCTGAATTTTTTACAATTGGTTCGAGTTTCATTTTGTATCCCTAAAATCACAATTTTGAATAATTTTATTATTTTCATTAGCAGATAAAAATTCCCAAATTTCTTGTTGTGTTTTGAATTGGTCGTGAGAATCTTTGTTTTGTTTTAGCACTTGTACCTCATTGTAAATAAATCAACTTTAACCATTTCATAGCTTAAAACCTGTGTCCATGTCTTATACTCCCCATTTCTATACACCCTATATAGGAATTTGGTTGATAGACACTTTCTTTGTAGTGAGTCAACAACCCATTCGATAACATCATCATAGTCAAACTTGTATGGGTCTAGGGTTGGCGTATTCATTTTATTCTCCTACATATCCAACGTTAATATAAAACTTCCCATCTTCCATTTGACCTAATTCATTCTTCTCGATCTTTCTCTTAGTAGCTTCTTGAGCATATAGATATTCTTGATAATCATAAGTTACGTCAGAAATAGATGGGTTACCTAGTTTATAGTACTCACGTTTCCATTTAAGAATATTTTTGCCTAGTTGTTCAAATTCTTTTTTAGTCATACTTTTTATACTCTTCCTGCTAATCTAAGTACATTATATACAAATAATACCATAAATAAGACTTTAAATGCTATATTAACAATGCCCGTCTTACTTAAAAGCATAGACAATAGTCCGCTAACGATTGTATTTATTAATTGTAACTTGTCCATTTTACATATCCTTTATTAATTTACAAGATGCGTTGTTTATTTTATCCCCATAAAATTACCTTCACATAGAAACTATACATCATGTAACTTATTAAGTCAAACAAAATATGACAAATCATTACAGTACCGAATCCGTTCTTTTTACCGTATTTATAACTAATATAAAAAGGATACAGGATTGCCAACATTCCTATAGCTCCTTGATACAAATGTCCTAACATAAAGTTAAAGCAAATACCAAATATAATGATTTTTTTAACAAACTTAGGCAATATTTTATCAACTTCCATTAAATAATAGATAACTAAGCCATAAAACCCGTCTTCCCAAAAGACCATGAAAAACCACCAAAACGGCATTGGCATCTGAGTGCCTTCCAATAATTGGATCTTACTAACTAACCCCAGATGTACTTGTAGATCTATTATGCCTATATTCACTAGTTTAGCTAATAAAACTATTAAAGTTACTTTCTTAACAGTTGCCCAGTCTATTCTCATTAAGTTTTTATTCTTAACGTAAGCTATACCTATAAAGACAAAGGATAGGATTAGGGGCATAAAAGCGATTAGCAGTTCTACAATTTTATTAAGCATACGATTCCTTTATATATAAGACAAGACCCTTATACATTGATTGAGCTATGTCCCAGTGTGGTAAGGTTAATATGTGAGCTTCTGTAATCTTATTCATATATTGTATTTTTATCCATCTAATGACTAAAAAATTGACATATCCTAATAATGTAAGTGATTGATTTTTCGCCATACATCATATTACCATAAAAGTTGATAATTTGTCTAAATATGGTATAATAAATTATGAGATTTATAATACTATTATTGTTAGTCGCATGTGGTAAACAAACTTACATGGAACAACATTCAATTTCTGTTGATCCAGAGTTTGATGAATATTTTAATAGATTTCATAATTATATAGGAGTAAACCCAGTTAATATCGGTGCTGAATTTGAAGTATTACCATTACCTACAATAGGTCAATGCTTAACTTATGGGAACGGCGTTAGAGTAATTCAAATAGATCCTGTTTACTGGTCTATGGCTAGCGATGATCAAAAAGAGATACTAATAATGCACGAACTTGGTCACTGTGTGTTAGGACTTGGACATAATACAGGTAAAAGCATGAATGGATGCCCTTTAAGTATAATGTATCCAACTACGTTTGGGTCATCTGGCTGTTACATTTATAACAAAGGCTACTATTATCAAGAACTTGCGTCACATATTTAACATGAATTCATTAAGCATCTGAATTGACATTATCGTCAACTCAACTACATAATAAGCATAGGTAACGTGCCAAATATGGACTTATTAAAACGTGTTGCGATATTATTATTAAATACATTTTGTTGAAGTTGACATTATTTTTGGATGTGATATAATTATGAAATAGGATTGTTTGATTAGACAAAGGAGGATGTTTATGATTGACTTAGAAAAAATAACGCATGGCTTCTATTGGGAAGATGAAACAAGGAGTACAAGATTCAAACCGTTATTTTCTAGTAAATTTTTGGAATTATTAAAAGAGAGCAAACTATGACAATTAAATATATGGATAAAAAGTTAACACCTAAACAGTGGGCCGTAGAAATGTTATACAGTGATCTAGATAATATAACTGATTACTACTATGAAAGATATAGTCATGAATGGCATGCAATGACACAACAAGAACAAAAAGAAATAAGTCATGCTATAGATGTCTTTCACAACAGGATAATTAAAATGCTTTTAAAATCTAGGAGTAAAAAATGAAAATGAAAATGAAATATTATTCTGTTTATCAACAAGGGGCTGATTACAATGTTTACAAATCTTTAATTGGTGTAGATATGAAATACAATCATTTTTTAAACATGGGGCGCTATGAAGCATTTAACACATTTCAAGAAGCTAAAAGAGCATGTATTAGTGATATTTTAAATGATATTTCGGAACTGAAATCACAACTACAAGTTGTAAGATCACTAAAAAAGGTCGATGTTGAGGAAGTATAAAAACTAATTAAGTATTACAAGAGGAATTTCAAATGGGTAGAAAAATTGAAAGTTAGACAAATCACAATGACCAAGAATTAAAAGTTGTATATAAACACATTTTGTTGAAGTTGACATTATTTTTGGATGTGATATACTGATTTTAGGAGAATATATGAATTTACAAGAATTGATTTTATGGTTTAGAAATCTCAAAAAAGAAGGCGTAACTAAAGATGAGGTTTTGGATCTTTTAGACTTTGACTCAGATGTATATCCAACTAATATGGAGCTTTTAAAACAAGCAAGGGAGATAGTGTATGAATAATTCAAGAAAAGTAGGGTTCTATGTAGGCGACGTTACGATAGAAGACAAAAAGATCATATTTACAGGCAACAATACAACCTTTTCTGCCTATTATGATGCTATGAATTGGGCGAGAGACAATGGTTACACTGTAGGAGAAATGGAAAGAAAATATCCTATCGGTATTCATAAAGATGCTGGATATATTTCAAAGTGGACAAGAATGACTATAGAAGAAAAGAGAGAATTAGACGGAACTATCAATAGTAGTGATTTTAGAAAAGGAACCGTAACAATTGAGTTAAAATAAGGAGGATAAAATGACTGCTGAAGAAAAATTTCTAAAAATAATTGATGAGTTTATGAAAGATAGATCTCAAGGTATATTTGGTCTTGAAAACGATTATGACTTAATTACCGCTGGATATCAAGGCGAAATATATGTATCAGAAGATTTTTCCGATGAATTACTATCATTTATCAAAGATAACGGACTTGTTTTGTCTAAAAAAAGACAAAACACAATAGGAGAATATATGAAATTGATGAAATTGATGAAATTGATTATATTGTTCTTAGCGGCGTTTCTTATGGCTTGTAACAAAACAGACGTTCAATACGTTGATAGACCTACCACAGTAGAAACTCCACAAAGCCTGGAAGGATTCTGGCGATGTGATAACGGCGGTCAGGTTGAGTTATTAGTTGATCACGCTGGGAGAGTTAGCTTTGACAGTTCTGGACAGTTCCTTACTTCTGTTAACAACTATGATAATTCTTTAACAACCCATCTATCTATCACAGATGTAGATTTATTGGTACAAAATGGCGATGTGATCTTAAACCCTAGAAATTACACTTATGCAGCGGCTCAGAATCTATTAGATAATGGCGGTACATTGCTAACTGGATCTAGAAGAACAGATATTAGACTGCAATTAGTAAGTTCTGGTAATATTAAGTTTACTATAACTGTTTACTCAGGTGCTATATTAGTTAACAATAACACTATCGTTTCTAAAAGAACGATTAACTGTAACTAGGAGAAATGTTATGAAAAAACTTGAGGGAAATATTTCAATAAGCAAACCTATCTGTTATGGCGTTTCTAGAATGAATATTGAAATACAAGATGAAAATTCTGATATCAAATTTTTAGAACTTAGTTTATCTTTAGAAGATTTCACTAGGGCAATCACAGGTCAAGCCTGCATACCAATAGAATTTGAAATAAGAGGATTAGATAATGTTGGTAAGATTAAAGAGCAAAAAGAGTTAGTGTTTGAAATGCCAAAATCTAACTATGGCGAACAACGAATAATAGATGCTTTAAAGTATGCTTCATTGGCTGCTGAGCCGGGCTGGAGTGTTAATAATTATTTTAGCTCACAAAATTCATTCTTTCAAAAAGACGACAAATATTATGCTAGAACCACACAATATAGATATATGGAAAAAAAATGAGTCTACACTTAACAGACAAAGAAAAGGAAAAAGACAAAGAAAAGGAAAAAGACAAAGAAGAACTTAAAGAACTTATGGATGTTTATGCTAGGATCTTAAGAGTAAACCAAAGTAGCAATCATCATCTAGTTATAAAGAATCTTCATGAGTCCCTGTATGGTGTGAACGAAGCTATGAAAACATTAGAAAAAGCTTTAGAGAAGAATTAACTATGACTCAATCTAACTATATGAAATATCGTGGCAAGTGTAAGGAAATGAGCGAAGAACTTGTTAAGAATGATCCTACCTTAAGACTTGTTAGAGGATTTTATTATTGTCCTTTTTGGGGTGAACAAGGGCATTGGTGGACAGTTAATAAAAATGGTGATATAATTGATCCAACAGCTAAACAGTTTCCTTCAGGAGGAATTACTGGTGAATATGTAGAATTTGATGGTATTGTTTATTGTGAAGAGTGTGGTAAGGAAATGAAAGAGGAAGACGTTCAATTTGCTGGTAATTATCCATTATGCTCAACTAGGTGTTATGGTAGATTAGTTGGAATAAGTGAATACATAAAATGAGGTTACATGGCTAAGGTTATCACGCCAATCCTCTATGTCATGCCATGTAGTCAATAGTCTGTGGAAACTTGCCAGTAATGGTGCTGTAAAACAGCTTAAAAGACGGTGCGGCTACGTTTATAGAGCCGACAAACCAGCGATGCGGGTGGAAAGCCTGCTTTATTTTACTTTTATTTTAATGTGTGATATACTTAATTTGCGCACCGTTAGGTTTTAACTCTGGGCGGAAAGCTGCGAGGGACCATAGATGACCTATTTATCTCGCATTTTATTGTGTAATTAGATATCCTACATTTATTAGAAAAACATATATTTATGTGGGTGGAATATAATGACAATCTATTATGAAGCAATAAAAACAGATCCGCTAAAAGGTCCAATCATAATCCCAATAGAAGGAATTCCAGGAGGAACAAACGTAAGAACTTGCGTTGAGTTTATAACCGCTGGTGTTCCACCTTGTCCGACCATTACTTGAGATGAACTTAATCTAATACTTCCAGCTCTGGCTTCAATAAAATCATCAGCCTTAATGTTCCAAGAACTAGCTTTTAAGTTGCCTGACGCCTGTGCTTCAACAGTAAAATCTCCCTGACTAGTAAGTTTACAATTACCTGATGCTGCCATTAATATATCTTTTGTAGTCGTTACATTCGTTGATTGTTTAGCAGTTACGTTAAAGTTACCCTCTGTAGTGTTTGATATATCTTTCTCAGCATTTATAGTAACTGTTTTATTAGTTTTATCAATTCTTATCTTTTCTTTGTTATTATCGTTTAATTCTATAGATCCGTCTTTCTCTATCTTAAAATTAGATCCACCCGATTTCTCATCAGAAGCCTTACCCTTAGAATCTGTAGCAGATCTAAAAGTAACCGCTAACGCACCATCTTTGTCTATCTTCCAATTTAAGCCGTTATACTCTCCCTCAAGGTGAAGTCCAGCTTCCTTATCTAATCTTGTTTTTCTGCCTGGATGCTTTAGTGAGCCTATTATAACGCCTCTATCCTCTATTCCGTTGATACATAGAAGCATAACTATTGCGCCATCACTATTGCCTATTTCTGCGTCTTTTATGACTTTCTTATCAGACGCAGGTCTTAGTTTTGCTTCCATAAAGTCGGAGAGTCCACCAAAACCATCAACAGAGAGACATTTCTTATATATAACTCCAGAAGTTCCATGATCTCTACTCTGATCAATAGTTAGAACGTCATACTCAACCGCAACGCCTGAAACGTTTTGAGAATCGTTTATATCATAACTCTTTATTATAACGCCAGTTTTTAGTGAGAAATTACTCTTAGAATTTTTATAAGCATCTGTAACTCCGTCATGATCGAAGGCTAACAAAGAAGAAGGCAGTATTGGATTATAATCGTCGTTATCAAACATTACTTCTTACCTTTCTTTTTCTTATTATCGCTGCTTCCGTCATCTTGATATTCTATACTAGAAATTCTAGGCTTAACGTTTTCATCCAACGTAAACGATTTATCAACACCGTCTCTAATTTTTTCACCATATTTTCTAGTAGAATCATATGGAATATCTTGAGTGTCTGAATTCCCTGGCAATATTCTTTCGTTAGTGTAATCATCAGCTCTTTCGTTGTCTGCAAATGTGTTTTCCATTTGAGGATAAACAGGAGCCGTATCATCACTATCAAGACTAGTGCCAAAAGATAAAGTTAATGAAGTTCTAAAAAACTTCTTGCCGTCTGGTGCTATTTGAAATATATGGTTTATTGATTCTATGTGATATATGTTATTGTCAAATTCTATATTATCGCCAACAGAAATAGGATCTTGTATCCCGTAAAAAGTTAAAGTCCCAGATTCTCTTAACTCTCCAGCATACATCATATCAAACAACAAGTAAGCCCAAGCTCTTGATTGTTTGACGTTTTCACCAGTTCCGCCAGGGAAATCAAACTCAGTTGTTATAACTGAAGGTTTTAATCCGTGTCTTTTAACGTCTATAGGATTAAAGAAAAAGTTACCAAGCCCTATCTGAGATGCTTGATTCTCTTGATCAGAAGCCGCTATACTGCGACCAAAAACTTGTACAAAATTAACTCTAGATGCTTCGTCTTTACCTAAGTCAATATCATACAATAAATCAGGAGAAATCCTCCATCTAGGTAAAGAAGAAAATTTAGTATGAGTTGTGTTAACTGCTGGTAAATTATCTACGTTATTAATTCTATTTGGATTTAAAAAGTGATCCGAGCTAAAAGGCTTTTGTCTGGCTATTATAGATGGATAAACAAAATTGTCAGGACCAACTCTATAAGTTGTGTACATTTCATTTATCGCACCGTTAAGGTAAGAACTTAATATAGACCATATCTGCTTAAAGTTCCAATTCTCAGCAGCTAATAAACGCCATCCTTGCATTTCTCTATTGCCCTTAACTCTGTAAAAATTACTATCTTGATCCCACTGTTCAAACATACTGTTAAAGTTTTGTCCTGGGGTTTCGTTTGTAGATCCGGTTGCCAAACTCCATATACCAAAATAGAAATTGTAAATATCAGTAGCAACTTTAGATATTGGTCGGTTAAGTAATTTACCTAACAATTGAGGAATTATGAATTGATTATTTTGCGTAGCTGGAATAGTAAAATCGTTTCTATTTATTCCTTTGCCTAATATAGCCTGAATTAAGTATTTCAACACTATTTGTACTTTCCTAGTGTTATCTTTAGAAGTAGCGAATTGATTCCAAAAATCAGCAAACTGTGCTATAAATAGAACATCAGAATTAGCAAATTTTTCAGATATGGCTGGATTGTAATATATTACAGTGTTTAACTCTGTAAAGCCAAAAGCGTGAACAGTATAAGCTACCTGTTTAACGCCGCTCTCTGGATTAACGACTAAACGTCTTCTAACTTTCTGTATCTTATAGACACCCTTAAAGCCATCTTCGTATTTATTTATCGGATGTTGTGCTAAAGCTTTTTGAGCTACCTTAACCGCATCTGATTCATAGTTTAACATATTAACTATCATGTAATCGCCCGGATGAACGGCGGTAGAATAATTAATCTCACCAGCTAACAAAGTTGCTGTACAACTAGAACTTAATCCTGATTTAGAATTACCTGCGTTTAAACTGATACAATCGTTTATAACAACTAAGGGTTCTCTAACTTGTTGTGTTGGGTCTGTGTTTGGGTTTTGTGGATCTTGATAATTTACCGGATCTCTATTTGCCCATCTAACAAAAGTAATAACATATGCCGGACTCGCTTGATGCGAATCTTCTGTGTTTTTTCTAATTGATTGTGTAAATGGTGAATCAGACATTATCTACCTGACATTCTTCTCTGGAATATAGATGAAGAACTATTACCAGTAGTTATAGGTTGATCCGTCATCTTGCTTTGTAAGGCTTTTAATTTAGCGTCAAGAGAAGCTTTATCTCCTCCTTGCGAGTATTCACGAATAGCTACCATTGCGTCTCTTAATATATTCATAGACTCCACTCCGAGTCCTATTGATCCTTTAAATAATTCCATAGCTTTGTTAACTTCGCCAGCACCTCTCGCTGAATTTTCAGCAGCCTTAGCAAATTGGTCGATATTATCATCTAATCTTCCCATTGATTCTCGCTGATCCGCTGCGGTAGCTGCTTCTAATTTAGTAAACGGACTCTCTGCACCACGTTGTTCAAAAGCCGATTTTAATCCGGCTCCGCCAACTTGATCTGCTGGAGTTTCTCCGGTTACTAAAGAACGGATGTAAGATTCTTGTTCACGTTGACCTAACGTTCTAAATCCTTCGCCTCTTTCAACTCCCAACGCTCCAATTAATTGTCCGTAAACGTCTTGAGCTTCTCCGCCGCCTCCAACCGCTGCTTCGAAATCTTGTCCACTCGTTAATCCGCCAAGTTTTGTCATTAACTCTCTAGTTCCACCTCTCGGACTAGTTGAAGATGTTTGTGCTTTACGCCATCTACCCTTAAACTCCCCAAAATCAGTTATTCCCATCTTACTCATTAAATACTTAACTTGTGGATTTCCTGGGTCTAGATTTGCTACGTTTAATCCTAAAAAAGCAGAAGTGTCTTCAAAGTTTCCCGACAATCCTCCTAATATCTCCTTACCTTCTGTAGAACCGGAAAAAGCGAATTTCATTGCTCCTTCCAATCCACCTAATTTTCCAGTTTCTTGATTTCTCATCTGATAGGCAGCTCCTGCTGCTTGTATATCTCTACCGCCAGTTCCTATCATTCCTCTTCCAAACTCTGACGCAACGTTAGCTATGTCAGATCCACCTTGTCTATAAGCTAAGTCTGAGGTGACGTCTGTAAATTTACGCATTTCCTCAACCATTTTAGAATCGTTGATCCCTGCTTTCATAGCTTCAGAAAAAAGTCGCCTCATCGCCTCGTCAATACCTTGAGTTGTCATGCCGCCCATTAACCCACGCATACGACCAACAACAGTACCGGCATTTGTCATTCCGCCCTGTCCTAACATAAAAGCTTGTTTTATATCACCAACTTGACCGGGACCTGTTGTCATACCTGATGCGCCCATCATCTGAGTAGCAATATCCGTACCGCTTTCTCTGCTAACACCAGCACCTAATATGCCGCCTAACAATCCACCTCTAGTGGTCGGTCTACTTGTTCCAAAAGTTCTACCAAATCCTTTGTAAAATTCCATATTTTGCTGTAACTCTTCAAAACCTAAAGTTTTATCCATGTTTAAGAGTTTGTAAGCTTGTTCTAGTTGTTGTTGTTTTTCAAATCCTTCTCTTGTTAATCCTGCTTTATATTCTTGTGTGTTAAATAAAGCACCACGGAAACCTTTATCAGCCATCTTACCAAAGGCACCCATACCAAAACCTAGTAATCCACCGCCGATAGCTCCAGGACCTGCTCCAACTCCACCAGCTAAGGCTCCACCAGCCGCTCCGGCTATTGCGAATTTAAAACCTTGGGAGAGTCCTTCGGAAACTGCATCTTTTAATCCTCTGGTTATATCTCTAGCTCTCCTACTCTCCATTTCCTTACCAACGGTGTCAAACGCCCTTTCTCTTTCAGGTGCAAAAATAGCAGCTTCATATCCTCTACCAGCCATTTGTTGTCTTAACGGCGTAGCAGCCATACTCATAGCAGAACCTTGCGCCATAGCTATGTTTCTCTGTCTTTCAGCTAGTTCATCTGCTACTGACATTCCTATGTTAGCACCAGTACTAGCAACTGCTCCTAAACCTCCTAAAACGCCAATGGGACCGCCCATTGAACTTAACAACCTAGATAAACCCTGACCAAATCCCATGCCTCTAAAACCACGATAGTTTTGCATCCTACCTATGTTAAAGTTACCTCCACCAGCTAAGGCTTCTGGACCCTGTGTTCCACCAGCCATCCTAAAACCAGATAAGTTAGGATCAATAGTCTTGGCTTGTTCTAAAAACCCAACCTGAGCTTTTTTAATATGCATCAATCTATTTTCTATTTTTTCACGATCTTCTAATAGTTTATTAACTTCTTTTTCTTTAGTGGCTATGTCTTTCATGGAATTAGCCCTAGAAGTTATATTTCTAATGTCTTTTTCCATGTTTCTTGATTGTCTTTCGGAAAGGTTGAATTCTTCACGTAACTGATGGAATGATTTTTGAGCTTGTCCGGCGAACAAAGCTTGAGTTTGAGGAGAAAACGCACCGATAGATTGACCTCTTTGAAGCGTTTGTGCGCTTGAGGTGGCTTGAGTCATCTTTTGCTTGATACGACTTATTTGTGCGTCAAGGTCTGCCGTATCTATGATAGCCTTGATCCTGATTTCTTTATTATCTGCCAAAGGCTTGCCTTAGTTTATTTCATGATGTTTTTTCTGGATTATTTAGGATAAAAATCTTACTGACAATATCTTACTCATGTCTTTTGGACTAGTTAGAGTTTGATATCATTAATCTTCAAAATTAAGTCGCATCTCTTTTGGTTCATTTAAAGGTTGACTTTCATTGTCATTTAAAGATTGCGATATTTCTGTATCATTTGTAACTATTTGTTTTTGTTTGGGTTTATGTTTCTTTATATTTTCTTCCTGTTCTTTTTCTAATTCTTTATCCAACTCTTCATCTTCTTTCTCTACTTCTTCTTTTAAACCGGGCAAGTATTCTCTTTTAGCTAGTTCTAAAACTTCATTGTAAGATAATCTTTCTATGTTATTATCATAGTAATGTTGTAAGACTATATCCCAAGGAATGGTCTGACCATCCATAACCATATGGAGCGGAGTAAAAAATGTACGACTATACCAACGACATATTTTACGATAAAATAATATATCTGAATTATTTAACCGATCAGAAATAGCCTCGGTTTGTTTTAAAAGATAAATATCAAAATCTTTCACTATTCATCCAGGTTTAATGTTGGAATTTCTTCTTCATTTACTTCAGATTCTTCTTTTTCTTCAACCTCTGGAACTATTTCTCTTTTTTTGATCTTTTCTGTTAATTTCTCTTGGATTTGCTTTAAACGTTCTGTATGTTCTTTTTTAAATGCCTCCTCCGCATCCACAGATTGATTTAAAACGTTCATAACTATGTTAAGGTCTACGTGTCCTCCATCAATAGGGAAACCCTGCCAGAACGCCGGAAAATCAATTATCCTGTATTTTAACTGAGAAAGCGCAAAAGCAATGTCTAAAGCTTCCTGAGCCGCCATATATGGATTATCTTTACCAATCAATTCACGATAAGTTTTATCAATATTTAGCCTATCTATGGGCGATAGGATACACCTTACTTTAAAGTTACCCATATAGGTTTGTCCCGATGACTCTCCTATCTCATTGATACTAAATGAAGCTGTTGATCCATTAAGTTGTATTTTTTCTGACATTTGATCTCCTTTGCCTATAATACCATAAAAATATGTATTTTAGTCTTTTGTGGTTATTTAAGCAATAAATCCATATTTGGTCTTTTTATTCCGTATTAGATCAAATATAGACTCATGACCCATGCACTAGGTTCAAAACAACCATAAGCTAGGTTCAAATTGAGCTACAATAAAGATAGGGAAAACAAAAAAGAAAGAAAAAGCTCTTTTCAATTTTCCTTATCTTTATTTTTTAAGCGGTTAAAAAAGCGGCGTCACTTGAATGTCTCACGAATGTTCTTTTCAAGTAAGAAAAGTATTCCTCAGAATTAAGGTTTTTGGATTTGGTTTTAGGATTTAGATTTAAAAAAGAAGTTAAAGTTGGATTCCAGACGAATATAAATACCAATATTAACATTAATATAACTATTAATACAAATACTAATACAGGCTTTTTTTAAATTTTGACGGGATTTTTTTATGTATTTTTTAAATTATTGCATTTTTATCAAATATTATGGTATATTATTTCAAGGAGAATTTATGGATAAAAAAGAAATGTTCGATGCTTGGAATACCCTTAAAGATGATTTTATTCTTAAAAATACTAGTAAAATAGATGTTTTTAAAGGAGAAAGTAGGGAAATATTAGACTATTTATATAGCCATGATAATCCCAACATTATAAGAATGGGAACTATAGTTAACTCTATTTTAACACACAGGCATCAAACATTTATGTTTAGCAGAGGAGGTTTGGTTAAATTATTTGCTTCAGATATAAATACTGAATATAAATCTATAAACGAAGCAGAATATAAACTTTTAGTTCATACTATGTTAAAATGTGGTGATTTTATCAAACTTAGAGAACCGACTAAAGATTTACCTAAAACAAAATCGGGTGTTTATAAAGTGATAAAACCCATTATAACTCAAATACTATATACCTTACATGGTGCTGATTTCTTTTCTTTACAAGAAGAAGCTGTAATTAGAGCTTATGATGAATATGGAATAGGAGAAGATATAAAATATGAAAGAGGATGGATATCTAATAAATTCGATAAGTTATCGCCAGAAGAAAAACAAAAATACAGGGAAATGAAAAATGACTGATTCTGAATCAAATGTAATTTTTAGTTATTGGAAAAATAATATTCAAAAAGAATATGGTAAAGCTAAATTCCAAAAAATGATCAGGAAGGAAATCTTACGAGAACTTTTTGATCTGTTTAGGAAATCTAATATAGATAAAGTAGAAGCTCGATATTTTAAGACTAATGTTATTAAATTTTTAGTAACTTTAGAGGGATCTAAGGGAACGGGTAAACATAAAGGTTGGAAAGAGAACGTAAGTGGTGACTATGATATGCTTATGCTTGAATATTATCCTCTAAATCAAGAAAATAACAGGGAAAACCATGTAATTCCTAACATTCCAGATCAAAAACTTAGTTATAATGTAGTAAAAAAACCGACCTATGGCGATAGAGAACACATGCCTAAAAACGATATCTTAGTAGCTTGGACTAAACAAAAATTCTTGAATGATTGGACAGAATCATTATCATTGGAAGCACATAGAATTAAAAGTCAGTTACAGACTGAGTTTAAAAATCAACTACTTAAGGGAATGTATAAGTTAAGGTCTGAAGAATATATCTCTTTAATTTCATATACTTAGACTATTGACATGATCCTCAAAATGTGTTATAATATAAGTAACAAAACAAAGGAGACTTTATGTTAATGACTACACAGAACTTGATTTTAGAAGGATTGTTTGCTTTAACTATTGTTTATCAGCTTTGTATCATAGCTTATTATTCTAAAAAATAAAAGTTGTGGTATAATATAGGAGAATGTGTGAAAAATATATGTTTAGATCAATTTAGAACATATCTTATGTTGGCTCAGGTTCTTAAGGAAAATAACATAAGCTCTTGGAAGACCTATATTTTTGAAGCAGATAGGTTACTTCAAATGTCCAAGGTTACTCAACTCAAATCTGAGTTGAGTAAAAAAGTGTCAGAAAATGACACCGTTTCTATGAAAAAAGCTGCTTAAGTTTTTAGTCATGTTAACAATTTCGTTAATATCTATAAAAACATTAGTTAGGGAATATGAACTATATTTTAGACAAAATTAATGCTTTAAAAAACAATCCTAGTTTACTGCGTAAAATATTATTCTATATTTTAGCTCCGTTAGCCTTAATCTTTATTGTTTTAAAATTCTTAATGAATTCAAATGTTTCTAAAGCTAATGATGACTTAAAGAAAACTCAGATAGACGATAATAAACTACAGGAAGATCAAGATAAACTAAATAAACAAGCTAATGATGAACTTGCTAAAGCAAACGAAGCCAAAAATGAAGCAGATAAACACATAGAAGATGCTAAAAACACATCAGAACAAAAAGATGATGTTAATACAGATTGGAATAAAAAATGAAAAAAATAATAGCTTTAATAATCTTACTTACATTTAGCAATAGCGTTCTTGCTGAATATGTCGGTAATTGTGACGTATCAACTATACAGCAACAGGGCGATAATTATATTTATAATAAAGACTGTCATATTGAGGTTGGTCGTTTAGTAAAAGAAAATAAACAACAAAAACAGCAGATTGATGATTTAAATAAGGCTGTTGCTGCTAAAAATGATGAATCCACTCATTTAAGAAAAACCATAACTCTCAAAGATTTAGCTTTAGATAAAGCGGACGAGAGAACTTCAAAATGGCGAGAAGAATCTTATAGTCAAAATAGTTCTTTAAATAAAGAACAAAGATTATCGAGATATGAAAATTACTTTTTTTTTGCCTCGGGAATAGCGGTGACGGTTTTAGCTGTTTTTGCCGCTGGTTCTATTAGGCGTTAATTCAAAATAAAGATATTTAAAAAGGATATTACAGAAAAAATTCAGAGAGAATTAAAAAATATCAAAAAGATAGATATAGGGCTATAAATTAGATAATATATTATATAGATCTAATGGAGTTATGTCATCTGGATCTTTGTCTATCTTAATATTATTTCTTATTTTTTCTAGTATATACCAACCCATCTCTGAACAAACATAAGTAAATCCGCCATCAGCGAATGGATTTTTTATAGTAATGCTGATCATATCTAATATTCTAACTAATGCTAAACCAAAAGCTTCTTTTATACCGTAAGGTTTTCCTGCATTGTCTATTGCAAACTGCATGACTTTTATTTTACCTTCATCGTTAGTTTCTATAGAAAATTCTTTTATAACATCGTTATTATTATAAAATACAGAGGAACTCATAAAATTAACCATAGTTCCGCTTGCTTGATATATTAAATCTCGATCATATCTACTTGAATGAAATTTCACATATACATGGTCATAAGGTATATTATAACCCTTCATTATTAACCAAGCAAATAATTTCCATTTTTTTGGTTTAGAAAAACCTATTATTATGTTGTTCATATATTCCTAACTTAATGGTAACCCTAAATAGGTTTGTATTTTATTTCTAAATTCTTTAACTTTAGTTGGCGTAATTACCGTGTCATCTGTTTGAACCAAATCTATTTCAACTAGTGCTGTATATAAAGATCCAGTCATGAGATCAGATTGTATTTTTGCTGTTCTTAATAGAATATCTTGTATTTGAGGTATAGTGAGTCCAGCTAATACGTTCTCTGCTGCGTATTCTGCCATTATCTGTTTCCCAAATTCCATTGCTTGAAGAATTCTATTAGTAATTTTATTTTGTAGTGAAGGAGCTTTCATTGCAGAATACCAAATATCGTATTCAGATTTGTATTGAATTTTATAGTCTGATAATTGAGAATCTGTCATAAACATCCAACCGTCATTTGCAGATAAATTATCCGGTAATCTTATATCGTCTATGGATAATTCTATTACGTCTGATACCCAATTGTCGGGAATTCCAGAGGGCTTACTATTGGAATCTATGCTGGAGTATAATCTTACTGCTAAATTCATATCTATCTCGCACTAGTAAATCTTTGATAAGCACTGAAATAGTCAACATTAAATCCAACAGGAGTTCCAACCGCTCTTGTTTGATGCATAAAAAATTGAACAACTGCTGTTGGAATATTTGTCGCAATAGTTCCTACGCTTGATCCGTTAATAGAATATGTAATGCTACTTGCTGCTGCATTTATAGATATATGCAATTTTATCCATGATCCGGTAGCGACCGCAGTACTTGTAGTTGTGGTAGTTCTTGTACTTGCATTAGCAGTTCTTATTAACCAATTCGCACTTGTAGCCCTATTATATTCAAAATATACTCCGTTTACTTGATCCGCACCTACTGTATCTCCTAACCCTAATCTTATAACATAATCATTAGTCACCGTAGCAAGCGTTTCTAATTGAATTAAATATTCTATTTCTAAATTTCCACCGCCTAATGCAAGAAATCCTAATACCATTGATACATAGTTACCGCCTCCGGCTGCACTTTGTAATCTAATAATACCAGGGTGATTACCATCTACTAATGTAGAACTCACATCTCCCGTACCGCCTGCACCATTTTTATCAAAAAACCAGTTTAAATCACCAGAAATATTTTTATCCGTGCTATTATCATTACCAGTAAAAAAATCATCAAACTTCATCCAAGCATGTGAAGAATTTCTAAGAGCTTCTGGATAAATGTTTTGCCAGTTTGATCCATCAAATTGTGGAACGTGATCGTTTAAAGCTGTTGTAGCAGTAAGTTGATGAGTATGATCTAATCTTGGAATACTAGAAGATGCTCCTTGAGCATTAGCATTACCACTAATAGTAGAAGGAGTCCCTGTTGCGGAAGAATGTGTATGTCCTGCATCTGCATATTTATTAGTAGAACCTGCGGCTGCACTTTGACTTGGAGTAATCGTAGTCATATCTCCTGACGCACCAAATGTTATATTATTGTTAATAAAAGTTCTATTATCGGAAAGAGCAGTAATAGCTGCACCGCTACTTGAAAAGATTGCTAGTGGTACTGCATTTGCTGGAGTTGATGTGGAAGTTGTAGATTTTACTACTCCATCTACGTCAACATAAATTCTACCATTGGTTGCTCCTGTAGCAACTGTTATAGAGCTTGCGGTAAGTGTATAGGTAGTTCCGTTTATTCTGACTGATCCGGCAGAATAATTTGCTGTTAATCCTGCTCCTTGAGTCACTAATATTTCATTTAATAAGGTATCTAATTTTGTTTTATCAGAAGCACTTATAAATCCGGCAACTGAAGTTGTAGCTACTGAATGTAGTCCACCCCCACCTCTATTGCCGTGTTGAACATCTGTAGCTAGAATTCCTACTTGAATATCATTTGCATTAACAATTATTGATCCATCTGCATTAGCTACCACATCCAGCGTTCTATCTGTACTTAAATCTCCTCCACCAGTTAGTCCAGCTCCAGCTATTATAGTGCGAGAAGTAGGAACTGCTGATGCTGGAATTCCATCTAATTTTGTTTTATCAGAAGCAGACATTAACCCATCAATAGAGGTGGTTACTGTTGGAATAGCGTCTGCTCCACCAGTTTGATGCCTCGCATGATGATTCTCTATAGTAACGCCATTAGCCGTACCAATATTAGTTAAGTTATGTGTACCTAAACTTAAATCTCCAGTCATAGCTCTGCGACCATCAATGTGTATATATTGAGTATGATCATCAGTAGGTGCTATTAATCCTAGAAGACCGCTATGAAAAGTAGCAGCAGAAACACCACTAGACTTAAAACCAACCCTTGGTCTTTCATCTCTAATCTCTATTATATTTGCAGTTCCTTGCCGAACAATTATTGAAGCAATTAAAACTACAGCTTCTGATAAATAAGGCGGAGGAGTTGGAAGATCTCCTTGTTGTGCTAGTGTTAATACGGAATATTCTGCTTGTGAATAAACAGTAAAATATACTTCGTTATCATAATCTCCAGTAGAATCTCCTAAAGCATATAATGAATGTTTAGCATAATAACTAGCAGTTAAGGAAGCTAAAGTACCAGTACCATCATCCCATTTGGTATTATCTATTTGAGTATCATTCTCAGTTACTACATAATCACCACTTCCATCTTGATAAAAAGTATCAAAAGAAATTGGACTTCCACCATTCAATAAAAAATTTCTTTCTCCATAAAAATAAGATCCAGTAGTAGCCGTTAAATTTCTTGTACCAGTTTCTGATATTGTAGACCCACTAGCATATATAGGTCCTAATCCTTTTCTTAAAGCTTCACCAATATTATTGGAATTATGAGTAGCTAATAACCCAGATTCTTCCGTTATAAGAATATCTCCATTGTTAGTTACGACTCGACCTACTATTATATTTTGTATAAAATTAGGAACGACAGGATTGTGTTGTAATACACCATTTTCATCAAAGTATAAATAATTTGTACTATGATTAGGAAGAGTTATTGGAGTATCTACCCAGATTATTTTTCTTAAACTACCGTCTGATTTTTGTAAATATCCACTTCCAGAAGTTACAGTTACAGTAGTTCCGCTGATAGGAATAGTTATATCTCCATCACTTAAAATTCCCATAGGAGAAGAATTGGATGCCAATGTACTAATATCGGTAAACGTTCCGTCTGGTTGTATTTGTTCTAATTTACCACTAACAACTATATTTCCATTTTCTAAGCTTAAACTAATAAATCCAAAATTTGTTAAGGCACTATTAAGAATGATTTTTGTATCATCACCGTCTGCAACTATTAATCCACCTGTTAAAGTAGAAGGATCTACTTGTACATCAATTGTATTATTTACAAGAGTTAAAACACCGCCAATAACAGTACACGCTGCTCCTATATCTTCAACCCAAAGACCTTTAGTCCATCCATCCATATCGGCTGAGAGAATTCTAAGAAAACCGCCATTCCTAACTCTTATTCCTGTTCCACCTAAACCAACTTCTCCAGTTCTAGATATTATAGAATTAAGATGTAATTCGCATCCAACTCCATCTACAACAAACATATCAGTAGGAAAAGGTGTAGATAATTTAGAACTAGTAGAATTTCTTAATATAATTCTTCCTAAAGGAATACCAGATGATTTTGCTATAAAACCAGTATTGAATTGATATATTCCACCCCATCTACAACTATTTACAAAAAGATTAGAATGAGCTAAGGTTCCATTGGCAATAGCTAATGTATCTGCGTGTCCGAATCTTACATCTTCAGCCCAAAATGCAGTTTGTAATGTACCAGTGGTGCTTGCATAATAGATTAATGCTTTGCCTGATAAAGTAGATCCTGTTAGTAAACAATCGCTAATAGAAGAGAATTCACATGCGAATATTAGATGTTCAGTAGGATCATTTGCCTCAATAACAGTTGAATCAAAATCTTGACCTTTAACATATACATAAGGCTTCATGTGAATAGGATTTTCTACGAAGACTCCAGGACCAATCTCAATAGAATATTGATTTGTTGGAGAGTTATCAGAAATAGAAGCTAATGCATCATTTATGGAAGAAAAATCATTTTCGTTTAAAACTGTATTTTTTATTACCCTTAATACATTTTTTACTGGAGATAATCCGTTACCAGCAACGGTCCATTGACCGCTAGTATATTGTTCTAATCTACCATCGTCTAGATTATAAACCAATAAACCTTCAATAGGAGAAACTATAGCATTTCGTTGTGCTGTAGTCATTCTAGGTAATGCAACACCTTGTTCAGTACTTTGTATATTTATTAAAGCACTGGGTTGAATATTAGGCGCACCTATTCCAATTCCTGGTGCAGATACTGGCTTTATTTCATTAGTTCTTAAAATACTCACTAGACGATCAACTCCCCACCATCTTCAACTTCAATAATCATTCCGTCTGGAATAGTTAAATTTGGATAAACTCTTGTATAACCATTTAATACTTTAAATGATGCTTTTGGTATATTTTTTACAGTCCAACCCATTTCCAAATCATTTATGAATTGAATCTCATCTTCGATAGGATTGTACATTGGTTTTATTCTATTTTGTGCCATATTATGCGTCCACTACTTCTATGTCAATCAAATTAGACAAAGAATCGTAAGTTAAGGTCCCTATTTCTTGAGGAATCCCATTTAATAAAGTTGTTATAGTAGCCATGTCTTGAGTGATTGGATCATAAGTCATTGTTATTTTATTTTTCTTTTTCTTAAATAATTTATTAACAATGTTTACATCTATTGCACCGTCATCATCATCAATTTTATTACCTAAAGAATCAACTAATATTACTCTTTTAGCTAAAGTTGGTTCTTCTTCTATTACGAATCTTTCATAATCAGCAGGCGAGATACTCGGTCTTTCTTGTTCTGGAGCTGATATAGAGGCAGATAAGGCTGTAGTGTAAGAGGATATGTTTGTTCTTAGCTTGATACTCCCTTTGGGTCCTACAAGCAATTCTGTAGAGGAAATAACTCTTTTTACTTCAACCAATAAATCTGGTTGAGTAGTGGCTTTGATTAAAACTTGTTGTTTTACTTTGAAATTTTTAGTGGAAGAGATTGTGACTTTACCGGAATCGGTTCCGTCTGAGGTTAAAGGACGTGCAGAAATGGCTGACCAGTTACGCTCTAGAGCCATACTATTCCCTTACCTTTACCTAATTACCTGACCCTTCAGGTAATGGTCTTTACAGACCTTTTATTAATTTTATAGCTTTAGCTATAACGCCTATTATAAGTATTAAAACCGCACCTATTTTCATTATTTTTTTATTTAAGTATTTGCTGACTTTGGTCGGTTCTTCTAATTTTTCAACTCTTTTATGTAGTAGTTCAAGAGCTTCCCTATTTTGGATAACACCTTCCTTGTGTTCTCTTAAATCGACTTCTATGTTACCTAATCTAAAGCCAGCTTCTGTCTGCCATCTTATAGTTTCTTCTCTATGGCTACTGCTTTTTTCAGCTAGATCTTTTTGATCTTCCCTAATTTCTTTAAGAAGATCGTATATAATTTCTTGATTATCCATGACACAACTCTATTATAGTAATTAGATTATGGTAAATTAACCGCATCCCCTTCATCCGATGCTCCACTCTCATCGCTAGAATTCGTTCCAAGGTATGAAATATTAATTCTTGAAGTTGATTTAGCATTAACACCCGTACTGTAAGATACAGGGATACAATTGAATACGGACATAATAGGTAGAGTTGCAGATCCATCTCTTGTGATCACATCTAACCTAACAGATTCTAATTGCAAAAGATCTTGAAGTTTAGGGAATTTAGGTAAAACGTGTCCGCCATTTCCGATAATTCTAAAACCAGTACAAGATACCGTAACTGCTTCAGCAGAAGTTGGAGTAATTTCAGCAGGACCAAATCTACCTAAAATATGAATAGGTTCTGCTCCTACGTTTACAGAGTAACTGCAACTATCAAATATTCCTACTAAAACGTTGTCTACGAAAATTTTCGCTTTCGCACCTGTGTATACTTTTGCCTTAGCCATATATTATCTCCTTAATATAATTTTATTAATTGTCATTATTCTTAACCTGCACTACTCTGTACTTGAGAAACCTCTATAGAGATAGCTATAAAATATATTGCAGAAGCTGGTTTTATCTCTAGCGATAATTCTAAAATAGGTCCATTTATACTAACTTTTGCATTTTTAAATCCTAATGGAGCATCGTCAGAAGCTGCGATTAGTTTTTGTTTTTTATAACTCTCCATCTTAGAAGCTAAGAAAGAAAGAGCAGTACTGGCATCTACGTCTGCAAGTGATTTACCAACGAAAGCTACCTGAAAACTATTACTTAAATCTAAAGAAACTAAATCTACATCGTACATGGCTTGAATACTGTTATATACAAAGTTAGTATCTACTCCATAAGTAGTTTGATCTGAGATCCATTTATTACCTACGATTGCTTGTTCTAAGAACAATAATCCTGCATCTATAGCGGCAGAAACATCTCCTGGATTACCAGAGTCAAATCCTGACGGATCTTCAAAACTTATTACGTTAGCAAGTTTGTTAACAATTGCTTTGTAGAATCCAGCAGCTTGCATACCAGCAGCAATACACGATGTGTGCCAAGGAAAATGATTAACTATTGTTCCAGAGCTATCAACTTGAGAAGATTTCTGCATACAAAGAGAAATTCTAGCGTTTGCTAAGCTAGAAGCTTGAGCCGCCGCATCAGAATATGATCCCCAGATACTACAAATTGCGCTTCTATGTTTTTTTAATTTAGAAGTTGACATTTTTAGAACGTGACTCTTAACTGCTGCATTAGTAGCAGCAATAGTATAAGTAGATGAGCTATCTGTTAATCCATCTGTTATGTCTTCAGAAGCATCTCTAGAAAAAAGAGGAACTATGAAATTTGTATTAATTGATTCCATTTTATCTATTGCAGTGATAACATCGGCAGCTAAAGTAGCCCCTAATGTTCCACCGCTTAAATAAGCAACAAAAGCCATCTCATCTGGAAGACCTTTAGTAGCTGTTGCGGTAAAATCTACAGCAATGCTTTGACTAAGTGCGTTCTCGAAATTTGATAATGATTTTTTAATTCTTCCTGGTTCTAAATCAGACCCGGTAGAACATATTCCTAAAGCAGAAACTTGATCAAGTGCTGAAGGAGGAAGTTGAGTAGATCCGGTAGAAACAGAAGCTGAGTATCCTGTTTGACTATTTATAAAATCAGCTAAATCTTTTATTGTGCGACGATCCGCTAGAGTTATTGATAAGTTAGCTCCAGATCCACCAGTTACTGTTGTGGTTAAGGTAGTAGCGTTTATAGTC